ATAGTTAATGCCTTCGTGATCAGCCCCAAACTCGGCGGTCCCAGCAACACGAAGACGATCACCTAGACGTGAGAACACCATCTTGAATGCATCATCTGTCAAACTAACAGTTGGTACACGCGCTGGATCTTTTATATTGACAGTGAGCGAGTATCCCTTTGCTGGAAAGATGCTTAATCGCTCGCCCCACTTCTTTGCGAGAGCTGGAGACCAAGTGCCGGCGCAGACAACTACATTATCTGGGAACCGCATCTTCGCGGATTCACCATCAGCACGCGAGGCAACAAAGAGCGCGCCTGCTTGAGTGCGATCAATATCCTCAACAGTCGTGTTGAATTCAAACCTTACGCCATATTTGGATTGGCAAATCTTCGCGAGGGCTTTTGTGAACTTCTCAGCATCACCGCTCTCATCATCAAGTGTAATGGTGCCACCAATGATATTCTGATAATGAGCCAGCGCTTTCTCTGCTTCTACGAGTTCAGCACGGGTGCATGGATGTCGAACACATCCATATTCTGCTAGGACTTCAGTTGCTTTCTTGGCGCCATTGAATTCGCTTTCATTGTCATAGAAGTGAATGATGCCTGCACGAAGCCTATCATATTCAATCTTCTCTTCATCAACAAGACGACCAAGCTCATCGCGGGAATATGTAGCTAGATTGACAATGTCCTTGATGTTTCTTTTCCAGTTGAATGGCAGACATTGATAGAGGAACTCCATTCCCCATCGCCACTGGTTAACGTCAGTGTTCCAACGCCAAAGTAGAGGTGCGTCTTCCTTGCCTAACCATGAGATCATTTTTGGCAGCACCCCTGGATTTGCCCAAGGTTCTGCGTGCGACACAGAGATTTGACCGCCATTTGCATGGCTTGCGCAATGATCAATGTTCGCTGGTTCCGGATTGCTCTCCAGTACTGTTACCTTGTGGCCAGATTTGGCAAGGTAGTATGCGGTAGTTACTCCTGTGAGTCCCGCACCAATGACGAAGGTTTCTCCCACTTGATTCCCTTTAGTTCTTTCTTATCGAGATATTTCTGATGTTCTTCACGCAGGTCGAAGACGTCGCAACAACCACAATCACACATGATCCATTTTTTACCGTTCAGCTTCCACTGACCTGGCTTTGTGTGCCTCATTGATTTGAATCCCATTGTGTGCTACCCAATTTCCATGTTCGTCTTGCCACGCATCAACAATGATTGACGTGAGCTCGCCAAGTGATGAACAAACACCAACTTTCTTGGCTGGTTTTTCAGTGAAGTCAAGAACATGGAATTGACCGGTGTATTCGTCAACTTCAATCCACATGTTCTTGTTTTTCGCGATGCGAACAAGATCAAGATATTCTGCCACAATGGAAGCGTCATTCATCATGTCATATTAATCTAGATCTTGATCAGTATAAACTGGGATCAGATAACTGCGGGTTTGCAATAGACTATTTCAACAAGGTTAGCAGTTGTCTCTCGATAATATTCAGTATAACCCGCTGGAGCTGCTGGTTCAGTCGTGGTGTTGGGATTGAAGGCGACGAATTTAACTTGCGCACCTTGATCAGAGATCTTTTGTTTTTGTGTTGCTGTGAAGTTGTTCATTTCTTCCTGCTGCCTGAATATGTAGCTTGACGGAATTGATTCAACGTGATGCGTTTATAACCGGCTGGGACCCTATCAACTACAAATTCACTAATTTTTGGCGCCAATCTACTATCTATTGAAGCGTTGGACACGAGTGATTTTAGAAATTCGCCGTGAGCATTATCGCTATAAAGCGCCCCGTCGTCAATAGCGTTCTTGAATCCAAACAACTCCATCGCATGTGTGTAGTCGAACATGAACCAAGCGCCCTTCTTCTTCCTGATATTCTCGAGATCAGTATACAACTTGACGGCTTCCGCTTCAGTATTGCAATCCACTGCAATCTTAATCACCTTGTCTTTTATGTGAAATTCGCCGTGAGCCCATGGAAACATGAATTGAAGCAACAGGTACTTTTTAGTGCGCACAACGCCCTCTTGCAATCCATCCATAAAATCGTGGACTCTTATAAGCGTGTCTTGTACGCTCTCAGTGAGTGCATTTGGGTCCCGCCTCAAGTGGTCCTCACTGCCATCCGGCTTAAAACCAAATCGCCCATAATATTCAATAAGCTTGGCTTTTGATGGGCCGTCTAATCGCAATTGAACAGGGTGCAGTGTGAGGGGTACCTTGTAGCGATCAGCAATTTTGCACAAAAGCGTAAGTGCTTGGGTCCCAGCGCCAGCACCCATCTTCATTGCCTTGACTTCCTCAATATGAATTGTTCCGCTATAGCGGTAAGGAATCAAGTTGAAGTAGACTTGCTTATACAGTCGAATCTTTGGATTGTCAGAAAACGCTGGATCAGGTTCTGTGACTGATTTCCACGCCTTCAAGAACTGATCAACGTTCTTATGGGTGTACTCAACTAGGAATTGCCTGAAGTTCATTCTATTTGGTGCCATTTACCGAGACGTTTTGCTAGGTTAATTTCATCATTCTCATCACCATCAAACATGGCACCAATGAAATCTTGCTTTATCCATTTATGGATGTCAGCAACTTCCCTTGCTGTGTTTTTGTCAATGTCAACGTAAATCCATGAAGTCCAATCTAAGCCATTATCAGTGTCCTTTGGATCCGCGAACCAAAATTCAACTTGGATTAGAAATTCATTGCTACCAATCTTCCTATAAACTTTATTGACATGAGGGTCAATCACGACACGATGCGCATGATATTCAATCTCATCAGGATCCTCAACCTCCGGATGTATATCATCAGCGTATGGGTTACCCTCAGCCCATATTTTTGGACGATTCTCTTGAACATACTCGATCGCCATCTGCTTTGCGATCGACACGTCTAGCGGATGCTCGGCCTCTCGCAATGCTTCAAACATGTTTGCATTGTCTATGACCTTTGGCACATAGCGCGGATTTTGTAGTTTTCCGGTCTGATGATTTGTGAGGCCGACATTGTATGCGTGAAGCGCTTCAGCACGGCTACCGAGTTTCTTGTAATAAGTGCGCAAAATTTCGGCGCCAACTTTAATTTGATCGTCAATCGTGCGAAGGTTTTTAGGATCAATGCCCCAGACACCAGGACGAATTTGCATGAGACCAACTGCTGGGTCCTTTTTAAGTCCAGACACCGCCTTAGGATTGAAGCTACTCTCGGTCCCAATGACACCTAAGATGTCCTTGGCTGTTGGAAAGTCAGGATACTCGTGCTTGACAGCTGATTGAGCAATAGCTTTCGCAATTTTGGCATCAACTTTGAATTTCCTAGTCACTCGCTCAGCCGCAGTGTTGACAAACTTTCTAGCGTTTGCCTGTTTCTTTTTAGCATCAAGCGCTTGCTTGACTGCCGGTGGCATCGTCGCGTGTGATGTGTCAATGTCCTTGTCAGCCATCAAATGACTACTACCAAGCATAAAGGTCGCAGCAGCAATAAGGTTGCGCCACATACCCTCATCAAGCTGTTCCTCGCTAAGTTGAATAAGTTCTTGTAGTTTCATTTTTGTGTATCGAACTTTTTCAAGTCCTTACGTAGTCTAATTATGAAAACAGCCTTTTCAACACGCTCGCCGATATCTGATACTGCTGTGCCATTAATCTTTCGTGGATCTGGTTTATCCAGCAACAGACCATTTGTTTTATGCCAAAGAGCGTCACTGGCTTCCAGCTTAAGTGTCAGTGCTTTCAAGTTGAATTGAGCAATAAAATCCTTCAATATTTGCTGAACTTTAGGTGCTGTTTCTTTCACCGCTCTTACCATCCTAGTTCTAGGATTATGACTACCACGCTGCAGTGAATCTAATTCACTGCCAACATCAGGATCATCATGTAAGTCACTGAAGTTAAATTGCTCCGGCAGTCCTCGTGGGCAAACAACAATATTTGCTGGACCTGGATAAACATCCACATACCAAACACTGTCATCGATGTTCCAGTTCCTTGACTGTTGCTTAAATGCTTCAAGAACTTGTTTGACCTCTGCGCTATATTGTTCGTTGAAATCAACAACCTCTTCCTTACCAAAAACGACAGTGATGAAGATGTCATTTGAACTGAGAACATAGTCTGCTAAGTCTAACGACGGCGTGTATTCAACTGGCGAATTCCATTTACTTGTCATCAAGTAAACTTTTGTTGCGCCATACTTCTTGAGCGCTTCAAAAATATCCTGAATTAGATCGTGCGTAATGGTTGCGTTCTGCCCTTTTGCGTTCAGATTTACAACACGATCAGGCGTATCCCATCCATTTCCTTTTGTATCAGTGTCAATGACGATACTGCCATTCAGAATTCCCGTGTCATGGTCAAATGACGTCTTCGTCTTCACGAATTTTTTTATCCCATGAGCAGCGCAAACTCTTTTCACAACAATGTCAAATGTCGACTTAGAGATAAATTCGACAAGGACTTCAAATTCCAGTAATTCACGAAGTAGTTTCATTTGAGCGGACGCTTCTGGTAGTTCATGCTCCTATTTATCCAAAGCAAAAGAAAAGGAGCCGAAGCTCCTTTTTGAATGTTTAGAACGTGTATAGCAGGTAGACATTCGGTTCAAAGATCTTTATATTGTCTCTAGATGTCGCAAATGCAGTTACCATTTCACCGTCTTCATTTGTGGTTAGGTTAACTTCTTCAACTCTAATTTCCTTCTGTGAGACGATGTTGAAGGAGTCTAGATCTGCGTACAGTTCAACTGCAGCAATCTCTGGATATCCATCAGCGTAGGGCTCAAGGATTAAATCGTCAAATTCGTATCCATGATCTGCTAACCAAGCATCAACTTCAGAAGCGAGTAATTCGTAGCACGTCACCATTGACCATGCAGGCTTAGGTTTATGTTCTAGCTTGTCATCGCCGTCATACAGATCAGCGATGTTCATCTCGCCCTCATGATCCCATTCATCTGTTTCACCAGCGAATATGAATTTGTAAGTCTGAGTTGATTCTAGAATGAGGAGTTCATGTATTTTCATGTGGTTATTTATCCATGTCCGAGGCAAAAAGAAAGGAGCCGAAGCTCCTTTCAAATTGGGAATGTAAAACTTATTTGAACTGCTCCATATCATAACGCGAGATAATCTTACGAATATCTTTAACCGCGTTAAAGAATACTGCTCTCTTACCAACTCTGAATGCTGCCTGCGCATCACCCACAATTTTGTCAATTGCCTTCTCATCTTCATCTGTCAGATCTGGAAGCACTTCACCAAGTGACCTACGCATATCTTCTAATTCATTCCACAGAATGTTCTTAGTTGCGTCATCTAATCCACAATTACCTTCTTCAATTTCATTAGACAGATCGGTCAATCGATCCCACATGTCGTTGAACTCGTCCATGGGGAGAGCGATATGCAATTGAATACATCGCAAGTGCAATCAAAAGCGGTCCTAGCAGGTGGTTGTCATAGATGAACTTTAGCATCTTCCAAAATCCTGGGCTGGAAATTGCAATGTGAAGTGGACCAAAGTTGAAATCCATTTCATTCAGCTGTTCTTCATGTATGGCTAGCAATTCTTGTAAAATCATAGATGACTTCCTCTTCTTATTAGATATTTATGGTCAGTCTCCGGAGCAAAAGAAAAGGAGCCGAAGCTCCTTTTCAATTTTGAACTCAACTCGTTGATTAGACGAAGGAGAGGTTAGCCACGCTGATGCGACCGTAATAGTCCGCCGAGTTGCCGAGGGACGTGGAAGACGATGTGAAGGTCGCCTTGCCATAACGAGTCATCAGCGAAACGTGTGGGTTGAACGTGTTAGGATCAACAACAACACCGCTGGACATCAGAGGGATGTATGGGCAGTAGAAGTAGCCAGCGTCCATTTCGCCAGATCCACCCTTGTAACCCATCAGGATTGGCTCGGTGCCTTGATCGTGATAGATGTAGGTGTAGACCTTGATGTTACCATTGAGGGTACCAACCAGCTTGGTGTTGTTAGGACCTTCGAAGTTGCCTTGCGTTGCTGGAACGTAGACAGACTTGGAAGCGCTCTGCAGAACAGAGACGACCAGTGGGGAAACAACGATCCAGTTTGCTGGGCCCTTACGGGTCTTGCGTGCGATCTCGTTAGCGACCTTGTTAATCAGGACGCCCAGAACTGCGTGACGATCACCAACGTACGCTGGGACACCAGTGAAGGTAGCACCCATGTCGAAGGAATCAGTCGTACCTGCGAGAGCGATCAGGTCGTTGATGATTTCGTTGTCGATTTCGGAAACGATTGCTGCGGACAGAGCTGCAGTCATTTCGCTTTCCAGGTTCAGACCGTGGGAAGCGTTCAGATCCTGCATTGCTTCTGGAGTCCAGCGAGCTTGCAGCTTACGGGAACCAGCAGTAACAGTCTGCTTCAGAACGTCCAGCGTCATTGCGCGGCCGCCGAAACCTTCGAGGTTAGCAGTCGTACCAACCAGACCGTCAGTCGTGTTAGCAGACAGAGCTGGTGGGTAACCAGTGGTGCCAACGTCAGCGGTAGAGTAGTAGCGCTTGGTCTTGCTGTTGTTGCTGAAAGCTTCGTCGCCAGCAGTGATGTCCTCACCACCAGTCAGGGTACCAGCAGAAGCAGTACCGTTCGTGGTCTCAGCGTACAGGAAGCGCATGGAGTAAACCAAGCCAACTGGGCCGCTCAGAGGCTGAACACCAACGAGTTCCGTTGCGATCGTACCAGGAATGATACGGCGGATCATTGGGATAACGATCTTCTGGAAGTTGCTGATTGCACCAGCGGTGTTAACGCCAGATGCTGCAGTTTCCATCAGGTGCAGTTTCTGGTTTTCCAGGACTGGAGCCAGAATGTCGCGCTTGCGGTCGGTCAAACCCTCAAGAAGGGTCTCTTTGGCCTTAGCCCAATTTTGAAAAAGTTCCATTGAAGTATCTCCTCTTCTTGTGGATTAAATGCCGGCTAGCTTACGGAGTTCCGCAAACTGATCGACGGCTGGCTTTTCGACAGTCTTACCTGTCTCACCGGTAACAACAACGGTAGATTCGTTTAGAACCTTAGCTGGCTTCTGCTCTGATTCTTCCTTCAGAACACGGCCAATAAAGTGGTTGTACGCTTCTTCGAGACGTGCGGTCTCAACGTTAGCTAGTACAAATTGCATTTGCTCGCGCTTCTTGCCGCTCAGAGGAGCAAGAATCTTTTCCATCTTGGATTCGCGAACCATCTTGGATTGCGATTCTTCGAGCTTAGCGATGGTCTTCATAGCATCTTCGAGCTTAGCAGTCTGTGCATTCAGCTTGGACTGAACAGACTTCTCGTCGACGTATGCGGCCTGGTAAGTAGAAGCAAACGCTTCATACAGCTTACGGCCAAATTCATTTTGCTTGACGATCTCGAGGTCTTCCTTGAGTTCGCTCATTTCTTCAGTCAGGCGCATTTCGAAGAAAGCGTCCATCTTGTCGATGAGTTGGTCAAGTTCGACGGCGAGTTGCTCTGCCATCGTGTGCTTTTCTTCGACCAGCTTTTCGGCATAGTCTGCCTGCAGGTCGCGATAGCCTTCAATGTCAGCCTTGAGTTCAGCGATTTCTTCTAGCAGCTTGCCTGCTACGAAGGAATCAACCTTCTCAACGAGAGCGTCGCGTTCGATCGCCCACTGCTCGGCTAGTTCGCTTCTCACTTCCATGGAAACTTCTTCACGAACAGCTTGTTTAAAGCTGCTAACGGAAGTAGTCCATTGAGTGGAGATTTCAGCCTTAGCGTCCTCGCTAAGCAGCTCAGAGCTTAGCAGTTTTTGGAGGATTTCGTCCATTCGGGTTCTCCTTTTTGGTTTGAGGGGTTGAAAACTTCACAAGGAAGTCTCAACGGCTATGAACTTTGACGCAAAACAAACACAAATTTCTTTTGCATTAGGTTTTTATTTATGGGAATGCGCCAAATTTTGTGGAAAAACGTCTATTTTCCCACAAAGCAATCCTGATTACTCGATATCGAGGTCGCCGGTGTCAACTTCTGTTGCTGGAGGTTGTCCAACACCAGCAATTTCGCGCATTTTTGGCGCCAGATAGTTGTGGAAATCCAACGTGGCCTGTTCTGGCTTATCGTTGATCAAATTATTGAGCATCGACTTCAATGCTTCGCGTTTATCCATAGTTATCTCCTTATCGGCTGTGAGCCGTTGGTTATGGGTTATTTACAGGTACACTGTTCAGGTCAAACAGCACTTTACTGTTTTGCCTTTTCAATAGCATTTTTGGAAATCGTGATGTCAAGCACCTTGATTTTTCGGCAGAAATCCATGTTAAAGCCAGTTATGACATGCGATGCATTTTTTCTTAAGCGCTCTCTAACATCTTCAAGACTGCAGACTTTCACATGGATATCAAATTTCTTGTAATAATTCTTTAGATCTTTTTCTGCACGATCAATACTCGTGTTGTGCGAGCCGACAGATTTCAATAACTTTTCAACACGCTCTTTCTCGTGCTGTTTAAGATTATCTGTAAAATCATCGTCGTCGGTTAACGCACTAAAAAATGATTCTGGCGATTGACCACCCTTAAAAAGAGTTTTGTATGTATCATACGTATGTGGAGGCAACACGATTAAATGTGGAAGACCGTCAGGGAAATTCTTCGTTGTGTAGGATGTGACTTCATAGCCCGTATATTCTCTGTCGGTTTTGCTTCCGCGAAACCGAGCATAATCAAAGCGCTTGCCAAGCATCGAGCTAATGCTGTTCATCACTACTTCTGGCGCAATCCTAGTCTTCATTTTCTTGAAAACTTCAAAGATTTTCTTGAAGCCCTTATCATAGGCGTTCACGATGGTTTGTACCGGATTGTTCTCAATAATTTCTGGATCACCATCCATTTTAACTGGAGAATTGTATGACCCACCATCAACGCCAGTACGAACTTGTCCATAGAAGTGAACATACGTTCTATCCCATTTTAGACCGTTTGGGGCAAGAATTTTTGACGCACTTACAAATGAAATTGTGCCATTTTCCTCTTGATGTGGCGTGGTATTTTCCCGTGTTACAGTGAGAAGCTTATGGTAGCTAGGCAATTCACGGGCAATTTTCATCGCCTCTTTAATATCGCCTTTCGTTGCACCAAATTTCTTCATCCACGCCTTCATCCCACCCTGGATTAATCCATTTCCGAGGCTAGCGCTTTCTAGGAATGTTTTGAATCTCACTGTCTCTTCCTTCAATTTAGCGGAAATACTTTGACTCGTGCAACTTGTTAAGCTGCGTTCTTAATACATCAAGCATTTTCTTGTGCGCTGGGTGACGACGAACGGCTGAAATATCCTCAGGGTCCAACGGTGTACCATCCGCTTCCATCCACTTAGAATTTCTTGGATCATACAGCGCAATATCGCCATGAAAATCAATCACAACTCTCTTGTTATGAGTGTCAAGTTGTGCGGTGTAACCATTTTGATCAACAAGTGGAATCAAATTGCTTTCATCATCGTGCAAACTATCCATGAAGTCATCGTCAAAATTCTGAACGATCTCATTGTACCAGCGCTTGTCGTAATCGTTATCCTTGATCCATTCAATCATGGCTTCAAAGATGCCCGGATTATCAGAAAAGAAATCTTCTGCATCACGATAACCAATGGCTGTTACCAATTCTTCAAAACTTTCAAAACCCCGATAACCCTCGAACCGAAGGCTCCTGTCAAGGATAAATTTTTCAATGGCCTCGTCAAGGTCTTCAGGTCTTTCCTCAAGGAGCAACCGCTCCTTGAGTATCTTCTTTGCAAATTTCATGATTAGTAATTGATTAGGCGACGGAGACGGGCGACTTCTGCAGCTTCCTTGACAGCTTTTTCTTTCTCTTCAGGTGCTGGCTCATCAAAGTTTAGAGGTTCTTCATCATTGCCCTCTTCCTTAGGAGCGTCCTCGGATTTTTCCTTTTTCTCTTTCTTAGGCTCCTTTTCGCCATCTTTTTCAGCATCCTTTTCAGCAGCCGCTTGTGCCATTCCATCTTTGACACCAGCATCATATAGCTTGGACACCAATTCTACTAGCTCATCACCAGTCTTACCTTCCATTTTAGCCGCCATTGCGCTTACAACTTCAGGATAGGCTGGAGTTTCTCCATCACCTTTGTCACCCTTCTTGGCTGGACTACCGTCCGGAAGACTTGCTGTGCTGTCAGCATCAGTTGGTGGAACATCACCAGTAGATTTTGGTGGCAGTTCAGCACCCTTCTTTGGCTTGTGGTGATCACCAGTCACATCATTTTGCGGAATCTCGTCACCTTCTAGTGGCGCGTAGTGGCCATGTTTTTCCATGATTGGAAGGCCGGCCATCTTACGAAGATCAGCAATCAGCTGTTCATTGAGTTCTTGTTTCTTTTTCGCGTCCATTTTGATTGTCCTAGTTTTTGTGGAGAAGGGTGGAGTTAAACCACCGGCACACTGTCATTCTTCTCCAATGATGTATTGGTACCCACACTCAGGGCATGCTTTACTTTCACCATCATCATGAGCCCCACATGCAGGGCATGAGTCCTCCTCATCCTCATCAAATCCTAGATTTTGTTTAATGTCATCCCAGCGTTTGTGGTCCTTGAGCGTGCTAATGACTTGTTCTTGTCCAAGCTTCAACGCCTTGATAACGTCGTAGACATCGGGATCATCACCTTCATCCATCAACTTCCTAGCCATTTCATAAGTGATATTGCCTGTGAGTTTGATTTCGTATGGGGTGTCTTCATCTATTTCACCACCGCCAGGCATTCTGTAATCAGAATCAAGTTGCGACAGTTCAGAGCCGCAAATGACAAGTGTTACAGTCATTGTTTTGTTGGCAGATTTTAGCGCAGTTTGCACGCCTGGATCATCATGAAGATCAGCAATGAAGTTGCCTGCCTTGACATTCCAGTAGATACTAGGCGTGTCGTATGATACGTAGTAAGCATTATCACCTATTGCTTCACTGACCTCTAAACTGTCTAGATCATCTAGAAATTCTTGAAAGCGGTCAGGAAGATCTGCGTCAGCAATCTCTTCCTCACGCAAAACCAGTAGTTCCCTAATAAGTTTCATCTTGATAGCTCGTCCAAAATTTGTTGGGCTGCGATCATGTGTTGACGCAATTCCTCAAGCTTCTTAGCGCTCTTACCTTGATGAACTGTGTAACCCTCAATCTCGCGAATGTTGTGGCGAAGATATTCAAGAACTTCGCCATGCATTTTCTTCGCTTGAGAAACCAAATACTGAACCCCACGATCATCGCCGATTTCGTTCAGCTGTTCTGGTTCCAAGCCGGCCAATTTACGTAGGAGATTCAGATCCATTATCTCTTCGTGATCGACGCGATGAACCTGCTGATCTCTTCCTTGAAATACTTCTGTGCTTTTGGATCGTCAAGCACTGCTTCAGCAAGGGTCATGACCTTCTTGTTCTCAACAGATTCACGGATAACATCTGGATAGCAACCTGGACCAGAAGGCTGAGCAACAATGTCAAGTGTGACGAAGGAGAAGTCTTCAACAATGCCTTCCATTGTCACGTTACCGGTACCACGAGAAGACACGCCGACCTTAACACCACCTTCGATGAGGCTCTTGACAATCAAGCCAGATGGAGTGTTTAGAATCTTGCACTTACCGATAGCAGCATCGCCATCCATGTAAGCTTCAGTAATGATGTGGGAGACGTTCTTGAGGTCGATCGACAGATTATCTGGGTGATTCAATTCACCAAGAATATAATTCTGTGACTTAGCCTTTTCATTAATTACGTCGACGGCGCGCTGAATTTCTGCTCGTGGGTAGACGCGCTGGTTAAGGTTCTTTTCCTCGGCAGCCATAATCTTGCCGGATAGATAGAGATTCTTGAACTCATCACGTGATTCGGTCAGAGCAGCCTGAACTGGCGTAAATTGCTCGATGAGAACTTGAGTTTTTTGCTTCATTTAGGAGCTCCTATTTCTTAGTTGCGTGCACGCAACTTAACCTGAAACTGTGTCAGGTATTTATGGAGATCCCAGGCGCACTGACGATTTAAGTAGCGTTGCTACTGTTTCATGGATATCTCACCACCAATTCAATCGTTGCCTTGCTAATGATACTGGTGAAAAGGCGAGCTACTTCAAGTTCAAGAGTGCTCATGTTATGAACAGTAGATGGCGTCTGATATTCAACTTCCTGATATGTTATTTGCCCATCTTTCTTCAAAGCGTCTCGAAGCGCGATTGCCTTATCATGGAAATTCTTGAAGTGCAGAGTGTTTAGTTCCTTGATCTTCTTCTTGAGCTCTTTGCCAACATTCTCGTCATCATGCAGATTATCCATGTCTATGAATTGATCATCTGGTTCATAATGACTGGCGGTTTTGGATGATCCCTGAATTAGAATAATGCCAAATTCCTTACCAGCTGAATCGATGTTAGGGGTGACGCTAATATAGATTAATTTGTCTTCACCCTGGGTCTCAAACACCCACCATGGACCTGATCCAGCTGCATCATCGTCATATTCCCTGTAGCCAGGGTTATGATTTATTTTTTGCCAATCAACCTTCTCGATATCAAAAACAGATTCGATGGCGGCCTTCAACTTCAGGTAATCATCATCCTCGAATTCCTTAAGGATAGTTGCGCACGGGTTAACCCGTGCGCTTCGCGAAGTGATTTCATTCAGTTTCATTGTGGTGGAGTCTCCTCTTCACCGCCAGTTCCACCGCCTTCCTCGGGAGGAGCAGATGAATCCTCAATAGGCGGTGGTGGGACTTCAGGAGCTTGAGGCTCCATGCCGCCCGTTGGCATTCCACCACCCATGCCCATGGACGGTTCTTCAAAGTTTACCTTGCGATCGCCATAGATTGCTGGGTCATAAATTTGTTGAACTTCGTCAAATTCAGTGAAGTCCTCAATCGAACGTTCCTGCTTCAACATGGTTTCGTTCATCTGGATATCATCCTCAGTCCAACCAAGGTAGCGCTTCAGCATCATGCGCTTGGAAATATAAGGAGTATCTTCAATCGCCTTGAATGCGTTGATTAGATCAGCGTCAAGAGCGGCCTGTCTATACAACGCGAAGTTCTGTGGTTCAGGCAGAGACAGCTTGAAGATGTCGTTGTCAATGTTGATACCAGCAACAGCAAGATATGTTTTGAATTCCTTGTCAAGTACTTCTTCGACAATGATCTGGTGACGCATCACGAATAGTGCGAATCGCAATTCTTCCATATATGCAATACCAACCTTGCCATCGTTCGTCTGCGCTCCACCAGGAGTACCCTTGGCATCAGAGCCTCTCATATAGGAGGTTGGAACGCGAAGAGCTCGGAACATCGATGCCTGGAAGAAATCCATTTCTGGCATATCCCAAGATTGACCGCCAGGAAGTGTTTCAACCCGAGAACCACGGCCGGCCGCAGTCACAGGGAAATAGTAATCTTCCTGAATGGACTCAGGATTGTACTGTCCATCTGTTTGGTTTCCATTAGCAGCGTTTGGAATGCGGCGCTGACGGATTTCATTTCGAATTTGTTCCAAGTACTGCTTGACACGTTGTGGCGCCATGTTGCCCACGTCAATGTAGAACACTCGACGCTCAGGAGCGCGAACAATTTTGTAGATGATGCTAGCGTCCTGCAACATTTGCAGCTTTTGCCAATCCCTAAAAACTGGTTGAAGCAGCGATTCACCAAATGGTGTATTTCCGCCCATGTCGTCTGACAACGAGAAGTGCAGAATAGCACTGGCTGGAACAATCTCGATGGACTCTTCCTGCGCTCCAGTGTTTGGGTTGATTTTTGGCTTAATGTGATAGGAAATCTTTTCGCCAAATTCATCTATCTCAATACCAACGACGCGCGTTGGATCAACATATTCCCATGGCTTTGTGTCAGAGACCTTGCGAAGGAAGCAATCGCCATACTTGATCATAATTCGCGCAATCTTAAACACCTTGGTGTGCAGCTTGTGGAAATTAGACCAATGACGTAGAGCAGCGCGAAGAGTCGTTGTAGTGGTATCAGAGACGTTCTGATTTTCTTCAGTTTGATAGTCAATGACAAATGGGAGACTAGTCCGCTTGTCAGTTGTTGTCATTTCCTCTGCAATGATGTCAAGTGCTCTGTTGACATCACCACTATCCATCGCGTCGTACTGCTTATAGAGCGCAAGACGCGTTTGGGCGCCGCGCATAATGTTAGAAAACCAGGCGACATTTGAGAATGACGCATACCCATTCCCTTCTTGATCCTGCCTAGGACCCTGTAAAGCTTGGTAGTTAGATTTACGGGAAGCTGGGGTGACAATTTTCCAATAGTTCGTCCACTGTGCCATTCAAAAATTCCTATTCATATTAACTCTGACCTGTGAGATAAGAGTTCTGATCAGCAATTGGCTGATTCCTTGCAAGCGTTTTTGGCTTGTTATCTGGTGCCGAGGTACCGTTGTACATTTTGTCAAGAATATCGGCAACTCGAGTCATTGTCTGATTAAGTGACTCGAGTTGATTTCTTACTGCTCGATCTGCAACATCGAACAGCGAGCTGCTGCCTGATGGTGATGTGGTATTTATACCCTCAGCTGCCACGATTGATGGGCTATTAGGAGATCCTGAGTTGCCAAATGGACCGCTGACTGAAGAGGTTGGAAGATTAGGACTGTTGACCGAAGAGGTTGGAAGATCAGGACTACCAAACTGACTGCCTAATGCCTTGCCACCCAGTGACCCCAGCCAGCCGCCAAGCATGGAACCAGCAATCGTGCCAACACCAGGCAGAAGCATAGAGCCAATAGCGCCGCCGGCTATTGAGCCAAGGCTACCACCAAGGCCGCCACCAACCGCACCAAATTTATCCTTCTGACTTAGGTTGTCATCCATTAGTGCTGATCCCATCATCCCAACGTTTAACAGGGTACCAACAATTCCGGCGCCTTTTATCCATTTAGAAGATTTACCCAAATTACCCATCATCGATCCCATTACCCCGCCGCCTCCAGCGGCGGCAGCGCCAGCAACGTTTGCACCGGCGAGGCGCCCAAGTGATGCTGCTGCAAATCCTGCCTGTAAGGCTAATGCAGCAAGGGAACCTCCAGCGCCAAATAATGCAGCAAGCAATGAATTGCTTAGCGCCGATGAAACTTGATTGACTTTATCGCCAAACGCGGCAACTGCTTCGCTTCCCTTTGCTGCAGCTGCAGCACGCTGTTGTTCAGCAGGAGACACTGTTGCATTGGCGTCCTTCGCCAAGTTCATCTGATTTGCTGAATGCATCACTTGCAAATCAGATGAATCTAAACCAATGGCATCTCTGAACGCATCAGTGAAATAGGTATTACCACCAAACTGTGCAGCCTCGCCAGCTCGCTGCTGCTCAATGCTTGATCCAAGTTTGCCTGTTAATTCTCTAAGCTCATTATCTTCATCAGCTGTGCGCGAACCCTTATTTCTAAGTGTCATAAGGCGCGTCGCACTGCCTAGATCCATTCCAGAAAACAGTGCATATGACATCAACTTTCCACCAGCATCAATCCTGCTCTTCACAGATTCACGAGCTTGCTGCTGTTGAATTTCAATCAGCTTTTGCGCTTGCTGGATATCTAGGCCACCAAGCACATATCGAGTTCTCAGCTGAACCAGTTCATTCTGATACGCAGCGCGACGAGTCTTGTCCATGCCGACAAGATTCTCGAAGGTTCCTTCAGACTTGAAAAGCTGTGAGTTTAGTTGGAGGAACTCTTTAGCACTAATATCAACAACTCCAGCAATTTGCTGGAAGCTGTTCATCATCGAATTTGTGTACGAAGTGAGTTGATTTTGGTCACGAACATCAACGCCACCAGTGATCGCGCCTTCAATCGTTGGCGCGATCAGCTCAGCACTTTGCTGCATGGTGTAGCCGAACTTGCGGAATGTATTTTGCATTCCGCCCACAGCAGTTTTAAACTCACCAGGTCCATAAATGGCCAGGATTCGCTTATTCTCCTGTAGAAGCTTCACAGTATCTTGGAAGCTCATGCCCATCATCACTGCATCTTTTTGTGTCTGCAAGAATGACTGTGGAACCTGGGCAATATTGAAATTTGTTAATTCACTATACGCCTGCTTTAAGCCCTTAACCATGGTGCTAAACATCACACCACTCATGATCCAGTCTTTCAGTGAACCGACAAGCGCCTTGCGACCTTGTCCATTCATTACTGAGGCAACAGCTCGCTGCCATGGACTAACGTACTGTTGAACCGTGTTGTCTAGCTTTGCAGTTGTTGTTGAGACACCTGCAGTAATTTTCTGAAGCCCTTCAGCTAATGCATGAAAATCAACCTGAGCAAGTTCTGCAGCGCCCTTTAGTTTTCCATCCTTATCTAGGATATTGGCTTTATCATGTTCAGCTGTATAAAGACCCTTTGCAGCAGCTTCTGCGGCAATCATCACTAAAGCATCGCGATTCTTCTGCAACTGCTGGTTAGCTGGGTCAGCGTCATTTAGTGCGCCACCTCCCTTGAATGCCTCCGGTCCTATTTTGACCAGATCAGCCATGCTTTTAATTGGGTTACCATCTACACCACGCATGCTAGCCAGTTGCTCGGTGATAGAGGCCTCAAATTCTCCTAATCTGTTTCTTACTGAGACGAACTCATCGATACCAATATCAGTGCGCAGCTTTTTTGTGGCCTTATCAATGAGACCCATGCTAGCTTTTGCGCCCTCATCTAAGTCGTCCAGCGATGATGTAAGGCGATTTAGATACGCCTCAATCTCGTAGTCTTTAAACGCTCTAGTATTTTGTAGCTGCGCAGCGTAGAGAAGGGATTGAGCTTTTGTAGCACGTGCTGTTGCGTCTGTGAATCGACCCATGCCCTTAGCAAGTCTTTCAGCTTGAACTCCAAGCGTGCCGATTCCAGTTCGGTACATTTCGAAGCTCTCATCTGTGTCGCCACTTTCCCATTTCTTAGTAACTTCATTCAGCGCTCTACGAGCAGCGGCAATGTCATTGGTGAAGTTACCCGTCATCTTGTTCAGTTTGGCAACGTTAGTGTCATATTTTTCCAATGACTCCCGGGTTTCACGATACGGGTTTCTTCCACTTCCTGGGGGTGAACTAGCTCTATCGCCAGGACGAAGGCCACCGTTGGTGTTGATGCCCTGAGCGCGAGCAATACCTTCCATAAGTCGACTGTTGTCGGTTAGGTTCTTATTGAGTTGCCTCAACAGTTCTGCAAGCTGAGCTGTATCCATGGGGCGTGGTTTTCCGAGTGATCAGGTTCGTGATAAATATCCAACTGGATTATTTATGAGTCCAATCATATAGTAAGAAAACACATAGGGAAGGCATATGTCAGACAATCCACTACTCGCGAAGATTAAGCTTCCTGGTAAAGTATACCAGCTCCCGTCTCGAGGCATCTTCTACACTAACGGCGAATTAGAATCCAACGTTCAAAACGGCGAAGTTCACGTCAGACCTATGTCTGCTTTAGCTGAAATCCACATGAAGAACCCTGACCAGTTGTTTAGTGGTATGGCAGTTGAAACAGTGTTTAAGGAATGCGTTAGTGGAGTTGCCAATCCCAGCAAACTCCTCTCCAAGGATGTTGACGCCATCATGATTTTCCTGCGTCTAGTCACGTATGGCAATCAGTATGAGTTCAACGCGACTCACACCTGTGAGGGTGCAAAGAGCCACTCATATGTTGCCAATATTGAAGAGATGATTGGAAATATGAACATGATCGATCCCACAACAATCGATGAACTGTTCAAGCTCTCACTTCCCAATGGACAAGTCGTAAAATTGCGTCCATCTCGCTATTGCGATGTCATCAGCTTGCTAAAGGAGAACGTTGGCAAAGAGGAACTTGGTGTAGAGACTATGAAAAGAAACCTGATGCTGATGCTCTCCAGCGTTGTGCAACAGGTTGATGAAATCTCTGATCAAACAATGATTTCTGAATGGTTGGCTCAGTGCCCAACTACATGGATTACGCGAATTGCAGAGCGTATTGAAAAGATCAGCGAGTGGGGTCCAGCGCTTAAATGGCGGGGGAAGTGCAAGGACTGCGGTAATGATCTAGAGGTTGAACTGCCAATCAACCCTGTAACTTTTTTCACCGAATGATTAGTGCTGGTGATATGCAGGCAGTACAAAATTTGATCGTAAGACTTGGTGGAGAAATCAAGTTACTGATCAAGTCTTGTATGGAGATTTCATACTATAGCCGTGGAGCATGGCCTTATGAAACTCTTCTAGCCATGTCAGCTGGTGAACGAGACATCGCGATCGACATCGTAAACGAGCGACTGAAGATTGCTGCAAAATCTCCATTCCCAGTGTACTAATCAATCCTGGAATTCGGAATTTGGAAGGGATAAAAAAGGGAGCTTAAGCTCCCTTTTTCTTTTCGACCATCATCGGTGATTCGCTCATTTTTTTCTCGTGAGATAGAATAGATCAAACGGCTTTCCAGTTCCTGATCTAATGTGACTATCAATTCGCGTCTTCAGATCAGGATCAATCTTCTCTTCAAATCCATAGCGAGATGATAGTCGATCAATCATCCTTTTGTAAAGGCGACCACGATTAGAATCTGGCGATTTCACCGCGCCGATTAAAAGCACATCAACTTCAATCTTGTGTAGTTCCTTCAGCTTCTGAATCATCAAGCGAGCAGCTTCAATCACTGTCGCAAAGATCTTGGAAACTTCTTTCCCATTTCCAGTGATATCATCACCGCCATTTCGAGAAAAATCGAGGCGATAGACGTAGATGTCGTTGTCATATTCGTCGTTCTTTTGAACGAAAAACTCCTTCAAGATATCAACACGTTTAAGAAAGACAGCGACTTCATGTCCATCAGCATCATCAAACGTTAACCAAGATCTGTTGGGATCATAGCGATAGTCGATCCACTTGTAGAATTGAGTTGCCTGTTGAATAACTTCTTTGACGATGTCTCCTTCAGCGCTATCAGTTAAGTTTTTTAGGAAGTTCCTATCTGCCTCGGCCTTTGGCAATGTATAGGAATGAAAGGTGTCACTAGTACAACTCAATACACCGCGTTGACCATGTTCACTCATTTCAAATGTGACCATATTCCCATCATCAGACAATAGCTTCACATGCGATGTTTCATTTACGATGAGATGATTAAACCTATCTGCAGTAACTTGATAGATCAGAGCTGATTCATCAAGCACTCTGGCATAGAAGCGATGTTGGACTACGTAGATGTTGCCAACTTCCTCAAATAATTCGTAGATCTTCATATCACTTCCAAGGGTTTTCTGTTTTGACTATCTTCACCCCATAATCTGTAATTTTTGGTTCCTTTGGGGTAGGAGGAGCTGGTGGAATATTCTTTAACGCTTCATCCTCTGGCTCATCATCATGCAGACCTTTCATAAAATGATGCTTGCCATACTTACGCATATAGGCCTGTAAATTATCCCTGTCATCCCTGTACTTGGCTTTATCATCATAAAACTGCTTCTCCTGTTTAGGATCAGTGATTGTGACATCATAGTAAGGAGAATTTGGATCTATGTTACCATTCTCTGCATCAAATATCGCATCATCAGCCATCGAATCCCACATATCAGCCAAGTACTTGTAGTAAGTTTTCTTCTCGTGTTTCTTAAATGCCCTGTCAATCATCTCCATCGTGATGTCATTATCAATCATCCAATGATGAAGCCTATCTAATGGATCTCCATCAGGCCATGACTCACCAACTTGGGTAATGACAACATGATAGATATTGTCAAGCGTCTGTTGCTTTCGCTTTTCTGAACGCTCTTCACGATCAAGTTTGTCTTGTTCGCGTTCCCACTTTCTATATTCTTTATCCTGCTGACTTAGCACTTCTCGCGGGACAACAACATCACGAGACTTCATCCAGGCACGCGCTTCTGGTGAATCAATGTTTGAGAACGTCTTCTCGAATCCAGCTAGGTTTTGAACCTTCCACCGTCCAGATCGCAAATCTACAGGGCGTCTTGCTTCTTCAAGAAATTGTTTGAACGTCTGAGGCATAAAAAATCCGTCTTGTTAGACGGATATTTATGAGATGGATTACCAATCGCCTGCTATATAGTGCTCAAAACTAGCATATGTAATCACTGACTGCCTGCAATGTGGACACGAATAGTGTCCTCTAGGCCATCGCTTCCTAATCTCGTATGAATCCATGTTCTTTGCAGAGACTGAATCAAAATCAGGAAGCTTCATACCAGGATGCAAACACTCTGTGACCTGGTTTGGCGGCGCATATGTTCCCTGGTTGCTTGCGCAGAAGCCGTCCGGTAGTTTGAACGGCTTTTTAAGTGCCAAGCTAGCAAGCAGTTCCTCAAACTGAGTCGCGCTCTTCATTGTCTTCTGGCATCGGGTGATTCAGCTTCAAGTTCTCATTGAAGAGCCAAATCACGTTGGGTTCCACCTCACTCATTTCGGTGTATTGCCGCTTCGTGCTAGGATCGAACAATCGCTGACCATCGAAATAGACATAATGCCATCCCTCCTTGATGTTCTTGCTACGAACGGAAATGATGGCGCGACGTCCCCACAATATATTGCGGATGAAATACAAGCTACCCCATTCAATGGAGAACCTCCGCCATACATAGTCTCGCTTATCAATTAGACCATGAGTGGCAAAGATTTCCTTCATCATTTCATCGGAGGTACCCCTCGAAACGATATCGTCCCAATACCCCTCAGGAAGAGCATTTTTGACTTCAGTATGGGTTTTGTTTAAAGCCATGGCGACGACTGCAACAGCGCAGTCGCTAGGCGTAATTTGTCGTACAAGTTTTGTCATGCTGGACTCTCCACACTAACTCTTAAATTTGTTGTTTTCGTGATATGGTCAGCGAGCTCTGCATCAGACATATCTGTAACCGCACCATCAATTCCATCATGCAACATTAACCCGGTCTGTCCTATGACTTTCCAGATTTTGTTTCTAGCTTCCTTCTCCCACTCGAAGTAGTCATGGAAGACCTTCTTCAGATTCTCTCGAGTAGGTTTCATTCCATTTATAATGGCCAATTCTCTTCGAGCCGCTCTAAATTGCTTCGCGATATATTGAAGGCGGTCGCCAATCTCAATCATCTCCATTGTCCTAAGATCTGGAGCTGCTTGCTTGATAATCCTTACAACTTCAGATCGCGAATCTGATGCCATCAACCCTGCAGTGCAATTGGAACCATTTGCAAGCGCCATGAGAATACGCTTGACGATTGAGATGTTCTCATCATGAGGTGGTCGCTTCAACACATCACGACAGATTTCCTCACGGAATTTCTGCTTGTCGTATACAGCACGCAGAAGATCTGGATATTTCAATTCCAACATCTTCTGCGTGGTGTTTTGCTGCAGCTTGGAAAGCATGTACTGACAGAACGAATTCTCTAAATCAATGGTCGTTCCAAAAAGTTCAGTTCTAAGCCACCCTGGCCAGAGCTCGATAGCTCTTATGGGCCACACTGATGTCTCTCGAGCTTGCAATTTCCCTGAAGCTCTGTACATGAATTCAACTGACTCCTGTCCAAGAAGCCAATTAGTTGCTGGGAGCAAGTCGTCTCTTCCTTCCTCCTTAAGGCGAGCTCTAATTACATCTGCTCGAAATGTCCTCACCTTCACATTTGTAATCTTGAAATTTCCAGGTGGTCGCTTTCCTGGATCAAAAACGATATTGTGAAGATGCTTCTCAATCGAGTCGATGTATTCTTTAGGAAGCTTCTTTGGACTTACTACAGTAGGCGAGAAGTTGGTTCCATCATTGAAGTTGAACCCCAATTTTGTGATGGTGAAGAAATGCTCGATGATAGATCTTGCATCTCTCACTTGCTTCGTCAAGCCTGTCAAATTCAGCTCGTCGCTCAACATGCCAGGAGCGGACATCCTCTTTGATGCAAACCTGTACCAAGTAATTGCAACAGAGAAAATCATCTCTTGGCGCTGCTTTCGTTTCTTCCACCACATTCCAGTTAATGGAAAGAAATGACCCACATATAGCGGGTCATGACGGTTGGGAAGCTCCTTAAGCTCGACTTTGTGAAAAAATAGCATCTTAACTATCGTACACAGTCGTCAAGTTAATGAAAACTAGGTTCACTGCGGACTGAATTTGACAATGATGTATGCCGCCGCACTAGCAGCTCCCACGACAGTGCCAAGAATAAAGCAGCTGATGATAGTTGGCCAGTGCGGCTTTTTCACTTACACCCCACGACCATTACGATCAGCGCGATTCTTCATGCTCTGGTAAACTGCCCGGCCACAGTGAGGGTCCAAGACTGCTTGACCAATCATGTGCGGAACTTGGGTAAGCTCACCCTTGTGGTTGATCATCGGACGGGTACCCAGTGTCGGATACGTTTGGTACGACACCCAATTCGGGTTCTCAACAATGCCCTTTCCCTGCAGGTGACGGACGAGTTGACGGAGCTTCTTGGCGTTCTTTTCATTCATTTTTATTATGCCTTTAGAGTGATTTTGACAGATTGAAATGGAGTGTATGCTGCTTCTTGAACGTACACCTCATTGCCATCGAGATTGATGTCATAGTCATGAATATGACCATCATCGATAAGCCCATTTAGAAAGATTCGGAAATCGTCCATCTTGTACAGAGGGGCAGACATCTGGATTTCTTCCAGAATACTGATGCGACCCAAATCAACATCGCACGGAATTGCTTCTAGTACAAAGTCCGGATCTGCATCTGGATCAGTATGAGCTAGCCACACGAAAACATCTACAGACTCCCCATGTTCGTCGATGAAAAAGCTGCTAAGCTCGTTACCGTCAATCATGTCTTCAAGCAGAAGTTCCATCTCGCTAACGGTGAGATAGGAAAGATCAGAGCGAAGGATGTCTGCTCGAAGTTCAGAAAAAACGTCGTCAAGTACGCCAGTGTCACAGTCTGCAGCAATTTCTAACGCCTTGCGAATTTCTTGACGCTGAAAATCCATCAGAGACATTGCCTTCAGGAGTCCTTCAACATTCCCGTTAATGGGAATGTTGAAGGAGATGAGACCAGTTGGTTCTGATGTTGGCTGAATAAGTTCATCACCAGTCAGATCGAAGTCTTCTGCGCAAAAGTCGATACGATTCGTCATTTTAGGTCCCCTCTGTGATGTTTATTGAGGCCCAGAGATGTCGGGCCAATATTTCTTATGTAGATTGCATCGGGACTGTTAGAAGGTCCCAGCGTACCTAGTGTTCAGATGGCTGTCTACGTGGTCAATCAAGTAACCATGGGGAGTTTTATAGAACAAAACTTCCCAGTTGATTGCACTCGCAGTTCCTAACTTTCCAAGCTTTGGTCTAACAATTATAAATCCGATGTCATCGCAATTTAACTTCAATCGAGGAACGTAAATTGCTTCGGGGGTTCCAAAGATCGAGATTTTATGCAAAGGACCTTCATTGTTAGCACGATTGTAGCCTGCTAACTTTACATCCTCTGTCATTTTCTCGATGGAAAACGTTCCTCTTGGAAATTGCGCCGAGTGATGCGTGCTAGCATCTGGATAAATTAATTGTTTTCTACCCTTCGTATTTGCTGCGAACTTGTGCAACGATTCAATGAACGCGTTGTACGCAAACGTGTGAATCACAGATCGCGGCTTACCAACGCAATTCGCAATGGTAGCCGTATCTGGTGGAAGGGTGAACGAGTTGCCTGACTGGCGGGATATCCAAGGACCCATGAATTTATACCCTCTCTCGTACAGCTCATAGTAAGCCGCCACGATTCGAAGGTGGTCGCTAAATCCAGGGTTAGTCGTTGATTTGTAGGCGTCTAACCTAGCGGCCCAACGAGGCGCGTTACTGCTTTCAGTCGATGTCACTTTCTAGAAATTCGTCCAGGATAATCTTGATTTCCTGGTCTGTAATTTTGAGCTTTTCTGTCATTAGCGGCTTGAGCTTTTCTTCAATTTGGCCACGAATGCTCTGCTGCTTTAGCGGATTCTTCATGTATTGGAAGAGATCCATCGTCACAGAAATGGTTTGTGTTTTACGTCCACGACGAATGTCCAGCACGCGGGACTTAGTATCGCAGTCGTAGGAAATTTTGACGTCACATCTCATTTTTGGTATACCAGAAGGTTGGGTGTTTTAGAAGATCCTCGAACTCGAACACAACTAGTGTTTGTCCATTTCTACTTATGGAAAAACATTCCTCACATTCGAGTTGTCCTACGTCTTCCTTCGCGCAAGCAGCAAAGATCGCAGTGTGATTCCATTTGAAAACTAGAAGCGGCTTCTTGTCAATCTTGGCAGCATCTTCTTCGGACTCCTTGAACCACTTGTACACATTGGCAGAACCAGACGCGAGCGAAGTGAAGTTGTCTTGCGTTTTGTAAAATTTCGTCTCAACGCTCCAAAGGAATGTGAGACCATTATCTCGTTCATTTGTTGGAACGACATCGCCTACAAAAAGCTTTAGTGCGTCAGCACCAAACATCTTCCCGATAGTGTCAAAGTTTTTGCCACCTACGCGGGCCCCAGAGCCCTGGGTGCGGATGAACTTAAGGGGATCCAAAGCTGCAGAAAGCTTCTTTGCGACTTGACCCTCGAATCCGGAACCCTTAGCTTTTCCGCCACCTGGCTTCATTTTCAATACCTAATCATGGTTGTGATCGGGTATTTACAAAAAACAGGATTGCGTCAAGAGCGTATGTTGTATTGTAATTCTAGGGTTATAAAATGAAAACAAAAATCAGACTACTAGCTTCTTCAGTTTAGCGGAAACTCGAGCATTAACGATATCTTGTTTTTGGTTTAGACGAATGCTGTAGTCAAGCACTCGCATCCTATCATCTTCATTTACTGCATTTCCATGAATTGACAGCACCCACCCATTTTCCTTAGTGGTGGAGAATTTGACATTCCCCTCCCATATATTAGTCGTGATGTATGCAGCAATTTCAGTTCCATAATCTGGATGGTTAACATGGAACTGATTCTTGCTAGTCAAAATGTCGTCATCATGCAGGCCACCCATGAAATCTGCTGAACTCTCAAGATCCTCATAACCTTCATCAAAATCTATCTCGAATATATCTGAGTTCTGTAAAAATGAGAACAACAAATACAATCTAGCTATTTCATCTTTGTGTTTGGCCTCAAGTAGTTCATTAATCTTCATGACTATTTGATATTGTACTTGGTTAGAAGGAGCTGCAGCAGCTGCTTGTGTTCTGGGTGCTTTGACAACCCGCGAACATCTTGCCAACCGTGTACAGCTGGTCCCATCGAGCCATCAGGATTCTTCTTCCGAGCACGAACAGCTAAATCATTCTCGTCCATGAATGAATGCGTCTCGAAATGGAATTGGAATTTTCTCCAAGTACCCTCGCTAGGGCCATACTTGTACTCGTTTGCTTCATTGCCAATCTTCGCAATGATGATGACCAAATCACCCTGTTTAGCATAAGAGTCGAATTGATTGTTCTTCTCCCAAGCAGTACACCAACGAGTATTTTTGCCCCACTTCTTAGCGGCCTCCATCGTGCGAGGGATTAGCGCCTTGTAGTATTTCGACTTGATAATCCATTCAACGCCATCATCGTCCTCATCCTCGTCCTTTCGCTCTACGAACTGATCAATCGCCTTGTACAAATCATTTAACGACCTGTAAGCGTTCAGGTCCTTGTTAGGAAGATCCTTCTTGTGCAATTCAAATGCGAGGATTTCAGAACGGATACGCGGGATATCTTCCATCTTGAAGAACTTAGATGCGTACATCCGAGCAGCCCAGACTAGATACTTTCCATCCGGCGATTTTATGAGAGACGCAAGAACTTTGCGTTGATCATCACGATCCTTCAGATCGTCAACGCGTGCTCTAACCTCTCGGGTACGACGGCGTTCTTCCTCACGCTCTGCGAACAGTTTGTCAAGCTCTGTTTTTAACGCATCGTGTTTTGAGTGAATGTCCTCGTCATACTTTGGATCGATTTTGAGCAGCTCAAGAACAATTTGTTTTGCCAGCTCACCCTCAGATTCTGGGGTGACTTGTTTTCCCTTTACTAACTGGCGATAGAAATCAAAATCGTTAGTACGAGCTGCATCGACGAGCTTTTTGCCCATGTTAGCAATGACATAGTCTGTTTTGTCTTCAAACAGAAAATCTACAAATCTCATGGCTCCTCCGCAAATAACGAGAGCCTCACTAGTGAGGCTCTCTATTTACTGGAGAAGAAAAGATTTAGTCTTTGCCCAGATGCTTGTCGATCATCATGTGCAGGAACTGCAGATATTCAGGGTGCTTCGACAGACCCTTGATTTCTGGAGAACCTTTACGCTTCGGTGTATCTTGCTCGTCCATGAACGAGTGAGTATCGAAGTGGAACTGGAACTTTCTCCAGGTACCTTCCTGAGGACCGTACTTGAACTCGTTCTCCGCATTACCGATCTTCGCAATGATGATGACCAAATCACCCTGCTTGTTGTAGTGATCGAAGTAATTGTGGGAGTCAGTAGCCGCAGTACACCAACGGGTTCCAGAACCATACTTGCAAGATGCAGCAACAGATTTTGGAATCAATGCTTTGAAGTATGGAGTACGGATGAGCCACTCAACATCCTTGTCGTCCTTATCTTCGTCCTTAACCTCAACGTCCTTCTTCTCAGCGAACTTGTCGGTTGCAGCGTAGAGATCTGTAAGCGTTTTGTAGCTGTTCAGATCCTTGTTCTGCATCTCGTTCTTGTGCTTCTCGAACGTAATGATTTCCTGGCGAATACGTGGGACGTCTTCCATTTTGAACTGTCCCGACGCATACATGCGGGCAATCCAAACCAGATACTTGTCGCTTGGGTTGGCGAGCTTACCGTTCAACCTGTTCAGCTCACGTTCCTTCGTAGCCAGTTCCGTAGCTGCAGTGTTGACCCGTGTATTGTCAGTGTGAGCAGCGGACAGTTTGCGAAGTTTTGCAACTTCAGCTTCCAACTCAGCTTTCTGCTCAAGCCAGCCTGCTCTCTCTTCTTCTTTAGGATCAACCTTCAGCAGATTTTCGATGATCTTGCCGGCCAGAATTGCTTGTGTGTCAGCATCAGCAAGTTTCCTGTCCAGTCCCTTGGCGATCTGCTTGAAGAAGTCATGATCATTGGACCGGCACGCGTTAACCAGCTTTTCACCGAACGTTTTGACAACGTAATCGGTCTTGCCTTCAAAGAGTAGTTCTTTGACTTTCATTTTGTGGGGTACCTCCAAGCACCTATTTATTGTAGGTGCTTAGATGGTAAGGTTACCGAACACTATTATTGATATTTTACTACATATGCGTGCTTGTGAAAACTGTTGAGAGCTCAGCTTTCTATCTCTCCAAATTCTACTCTGATCGCAGGAGTTTTCGGTTCCAGTTTTCCTGACGTACCCATCCCGCTCACAATGCGCCAGCTGATTTTTACGGGCGAGGACATCGCAAGCTTCTGCAGATCTGGTTGTGCAGATTTCAGAATTTCCTCAAGCTGGCCATGCCACTTGGGATCTGGCTGAGGATCAGGATTCTCAGTGTAGTTGGGAAGCCATTCAATCTTACGCATCTCTTGCACACTAGGACCGAATTCTATCCAGCGATTACCCGGCTTGTTCATGCTGTCAGAGAACATCACATCCCGCTCGCCATCTGCAGCTACCACCCAGTTAAACAGCTTCTTAGCATGCCGGCCGATAATTCGGGCAGCATCTTTTCTCGTCTGAAGCGGATTGTATGTCGTAAGAGAATTAGAGGTGTCAAAGACCAGCTTGATCATACGCATGCCATAACCCTCAGTCTCCGGGTCCAACAACTTCAACTTCATTATCTCTTTGCCTAGCTTTACATTATCACAGTCAAAGTAAGACCAGTCATTGGGCTTGACCGTAGAATAGGAATCCGTCTTAGCTCGTTTGATATACTCGTGAATGTCTGCAACAGCGACCTGCTTTAGATTTGGAAATTCTTGCTTCACGCGAGCTGGCAGCTCATCCATTAGCCTAACAAACTTGCTTTTGGGGTCCTTGCCCTTTAATCTATCATTGATCGCCTTCTCAATCTCAGGATCACCTGAATACAGCGAAGCAATATCCAGTCCAGCGTACAAATAAAAGCCGATGTTGAAAGAACCCGTTTTTGTTTTCGAGTTGACAACGATGGCTTGTGCAGGCTCCCATTTCAATGGGAGCCCATACTTAATGGTCAATTCGCGCAGGATTCTTTTTATTTTGGTTTCTGGCGTGACTTTCTTTTCAGCGACTTCTTGTAATTTCATTGGGTCTCCTGTCAGTGTATTTACATTTTACACTGACAGGAGACCTAATGATTATTCCTCTGTTACGATATTAGAGAATCCGTTCTCCTTCCGGATTGTGATATTTCTATCGAATCTGCCGACGGCTTCTGGTCGGTGGGAGATGATCCAAAGTCCTAAACCATCATCTCTAGTTTTGGTCTTGAGCAGCTTAAACACCGCCTCCACACCAGAGTTATCGAGCGAAGCGTCAATCTCGTCAATAAACAGACAATTAACTTTCGAGTGGAGATGATGTAAAACATCCCGGAAAGCAAGTGACATGGACAAGTTAACCCGCTTCTTCTCACCGCTTGACAAGTTGCCAAAGTCCAGTTCCCGTCCATATTCAGCAACAGTGCAAGACATATCGTCATCAAATTTGACAATGTGCTGCAATCCAAATTCCTTCGTGTAGGAATTCAAACGTCCGTTCAGGAATGGGATGGTTTGGTTGATGATGCGACGGCGAATGAAAGAGTTCTTGTCCGTAAGCAGCTTCAGCAAAAACTGTTGGTGATCCAGCTCTTTCTTCAACGCGTTTAGCTGGTCATATTCCACTTCGCTGGTTGCAGTCTTCTTCAAAGCTTCAAGAGCCTCAATGTGTGGATTCTCTTGCGCTTCAAGCTCACTTATCTTCTGAGCTGCGCCATCCTTCGCAGCCTTAGCCTGAACAGCAGCTGCATAGGATTGGAAGAGCATTAGGCTCTTTGCTTCCTTGATTTGAGAATCAATTTCGGCAACTTGCGCTTCAAGATTTTTACCATCAATCTCTGCGATAATAGCATCGCGCTCTGCAGTTTCAGCTGCTTCGCTTACTTCCTTAATCTTCTGCTCAGTGTCCTCGTATTTCTGCAGACAGTAGGGGCACTTCGCCTCTACCAGGTGCATCAGCTCTTCGTGAAATTTATTCCTGTTGCTAATGGCTGTCTTCTCACGAGCTCTCACCAATTTCAGTTCACTACTGAGTGAGGTGAGTTGAGGATTCAATTCAGAGACTAGATCGTACAACTGCTTCTCAAAATCTAAATCGATTTCATCGCTACCTTCGGCATTTTTCAACGCCAGGATTTGTCTCGTGCGGTCAATATCCCACTTTTCCACACGCGCTTCGGCGTCCTTCACCTGCTTTTGATAAAGCTTCACAGCATTCTCTTGCTGCTTGATGATGGCTTCCTGAACGTTGATGACATTCTCAGTTTGCTTGATCTTTTCTTTCAAAATCACGGCTTTTTCAGTAAGGAGCGTGATGTTGAACAGCTCTTCGATCTGCGCGCGCTGCTGAGAGACAGGCAGCATTAGGAAGGGAGTGCTATTGCCAGAGAAGATAATAATTTTGGTGAACAGCTCGTACGACATCCCAATGATTTCTTGGACGAACTTGTCATTGCCCGAAACACTATCAAGCGTGACATCATCTCCATTACAGAGAATTTGGATGTTGAACGTTTCGCCACGGCATCGGTAGATTTCGTACTCATCATCACCCTTTTTCAAGAACAGTCGGACTTCCATCAACGTGTTCTTAGAATTATTGGTGCTGTTGATTAGCCGCTGAAGAGAGATGTTGTCAAATGGCTTGTTGAAAAGAGCGTACGTGATTGCATTGATGATCGTTGTTTTACCAGCACCATTATTGCTATTTGCATCTACGTTCTCACCAACAATCAGCGTCGAGCCGTAGTAGGTGAGATCAATCTCTGTTAAATTATTCCCAAATGATAAAAAATTCCTCAATTGGATTGATTGAAGCTGAATGGGTGTGCTCATGCTATTACTTAGGCTGTTCTGGTTCAACAACAGTCAGCCCCATTTCAGCTGCCATCTTCTTGAATTTTTCCTTATCCTTCACAAGCTTTGCCAACTTCTTTTCCTCGCGCTTGCGCTTTGCCTCTTCAGCATGCAAGCGCAATTTTTCAGCAGCCTTTTCTTGTTCCTTCTTTTGGCGCGCAATCTTTTCACGATACTCATTGATCGTATTCGCAATTAGAACGGGGCTTGTGACGTCTTCTACGATCAAATAATACTCACTGCCATGTCTTGTCATTGAGTTAAGCGCGTCCTTGAATTCCCAGAAATCTGCTTCGCTAATTTCTTCAAATTTTGTGACGTGCTGAACGATACATTGTTCGCTACTGTAGCCATCTCCATATGGGTCGTAATGCTGCCCATAGACTCTCATGACAGCAATACGCCGCGTTTGCTCAGGTTTCTTCCTCATTCTCTTACCTCGTTTCCAGCGCATTCGCGATCACATCAATTGCTTGATCCCATCGCTGAATGTGCTTGCGAATGTTTTGGAGTTGTTTTCTATTGCAGCAGATTGCAACTCCGTCGCTAGAAAACCCAGTGTTCCATCCAATGTTTGCGTCCTGCAGAATTTTTCTCAAAGCATCAACCGATGCCATGTCTTTTGACGCAAAGATAACTTCGTCTTTCGTAATACCGCAAATCATAAGCTTGAATAAATCTCTACAAGTTTTTCAGGGTCAATAGTCGCAGTGCCAGTCACTCCAGACTTCAGCATAGAAATCACTGCCTCGTTCAAGGATGCGAAGTCAAATTCAATTTCACCATCCTGACCAGCGATCATGTCTTTGCGCTCAGCAAGATTCTCTTCAAGACTAAACTCGCGAAGCCCAAGTGTTTTCACCATCTCGTCCTTCAATGCTTGGGCATCAGAGTACGCGATGTCAACGTCCACTACGCAGCGAACCCTACACTTCTGCACTGTCGTCAGATCAATCTCGCCACTAAGAACATCTGACAACTTCACCTTTCTGTATTTTGGACAGTCTTCCCAGTTGATAAACTCAACGTTGGCAGATTCTGCATCTAGAATACACATGCCACGTTCATCATCCCATGCGTCACCGTAGTTAGTAGGGAATGTGTTGCCAATATAGACGATGTTGTCTTGAACTTGACGCTTGTGAAAGTGACCACTGAAGATGTATTTTGGACCAGCGAATTGGGTGTGGTCAGGTCCATGCTCAATGCGCCTATCAGTACCAGTCACAACAAAGTTCCTGAACTCAAAATGACCAAGTACATACTTTGGCTTTCGTTCAGCAACGAGAGTGGCCATTTTTGGATACTCGTCCTTGAACAGGAATGGCGCAAACAGCATCTCGTCAACAAATGTGAAATCGTTTACGAGAGTGACATTTTTGAATTGAGAGAAATGGAATGTGGAAAAATTCTCACGATTGCCACGATGGTAGAGATCATGGTTGCCAACACAGAAATAAATTGGTAAACCAAGATCATCTAACGCCTTCAACGCTCTAAATGAATAGTTTAGAGTCTGGACGTTGATGGCATTTCTATTCTCAAACCAGTCCCCCAAAAAGGCAATCGCTGTGCATTTTTCTCTCCTCATCTGTTCAACAAACCACTGAATGTATTCAGTGCAATCCTCATTGTGCTGAATGGAGTTGTTTTTGCAACCCCAATGAATGTCGGTGAACAGTGCGAGCTTCATCACGATTCCTTCTTGGGAACGTAATAACCCAAAGTCTCGTCGAAGACCATCTGAGTTCCAGTAAACACCTTCATCTCGCTAGGTTCACGGTTTTGGAACCGATACCTTACTTCCTTCTTCTTGGGAGCGTTCTTATCAACCTTCTCTTCCTGGTCCTCAGGCATCTCCACTTCATCTTCATCAACTGTTTCAAACGATAAATCTGAATCAATGATGGACTGCTCATCCTTTTCAGAATAAGCGAAAGATGGATTGCTACCTGCGTCGATCAGGAGCTTATCGCGGATCTCTCTGTGCTTCTTCTCTTCAGCAATGAATTGAAGAAAAGAATGATAGATCGCGGTGGTGTAGTACGCGAATGGGTTCTTGTACTTTTCAGTGTCGAACTTCAGTGCGTTATTGCACAGGTTCAAAGTTGCTGCTGCAACCATGTCTTCTCGGAAGCTGTAATTTACGTAACTTCCACTGCGTGAATAACGCTCGGCGATCAGCCGAATCATTACCGCCAGCTCGTTAGTAACGTACCCAAGTTCCTTTGCGCGAATGACTTCTGGAAGAAGAACACTATTCGTGACATAGTGATTTTTCGTGGAAGTCGATTTTTCTCTTTTTACTTTTGCTTTCGCCTTTACTGCCAAACTTTTTCTCCATGACGTATGACGCGTGGAGATACTTCTATTATATTCCCGAATTCTTGACCTTAAACTGCCTCCTGGTTTAGAAAACATGATTCCATAAATACCTGATCTGGAGATCCTCATGAAATTGCTACAAACTCTTCTCGAATCAGAACTTGTACCTGGTGATATCTGGTATGTCGAGAAACCACTTTATGCCATCACTCTGAATAAAGCTGGAAAAGAAGTAACTAAAGTCATCGATAAGCCTGGGGATGGGAATGAGTGGCTGAATGATGGTGAAGTTCAAATCACTAGAGTTGAGAATGGTATGGTCTATTTTAAGGTTCTTCTCATGGGTCACACAAATTTGTCTGCGGAGAATTGGACAGACGAAGAACACTTTAGATCACGCTGTATTTCAAAGAACGAACGAAGCAAACGATTCATGGGTGATCTACGCGATGATGAATAAGTTTGAATTCCAATCATTATTTGAGAATGTTCCGGGCCCTGGAACAAAGCGCGTTGCTGTCATCATTGGACGCTTCAATCCACCAACGAAGGGTCACTACGAGCTCATACAAAAAGTGCGCGAATTTGTGCGTGCTAATAAGCTCCAGCTCGATGCTATCCCAGTAGTGATTGTGATCGGCAACGACAAAAAGAAAAAGACTGCAGACGAACTGCTACGCAATCCTCTTACTGTTCATGAGCGAATTACGTTCATGCAAGGAAGTGGACATGCAAATGGCGTCAAGTTCATTAGCGCAACGAACGCTTTTGAGGCCTTGACTAAAGTGCGCCAACAAGGAATGGAGCCTATTGCTATTGCTGCAGGTTCTGATCGCATTCAAGACTACATCAATATCTTGAACAAATATTTCAAGGACGCCAACGACAAACCTATCAAGCACGTTCCCATCTCGCTTGAACGTGATGCAAGTGCCGTTGAGACCAAAAGCGCTGTTAAGGCGGACAACATTGATGATACGCTAGAGGCTATCAGGGGCGGTGAAGCTATTGAAACTGACATTGTGTCAGGGTCCCTTGCTCGTAGAGCAGCTGAACTTGGATATTTTGAAGAGTTCGCGAAGATTGTTGGTTTAGAAAGAAACCAAAAGCTTGCCAAAATGCTGTTCGATAAGATTAAGAAGACTATAGATGGTGCAAAAGGTGATCCTGATGAAGTAAAGGAGGCATTTAATCCTAACGAACTCAGCGGCGCCCGTATTATCACGCTGTTAGCTTACTTCTTAGAAAAGGCCAATCAACGTCTTGTTGAGTTCTTCAAGCAATATCCTGATGTACGCGTTAAATTTAAGGATGAGGACAGAATGTTTTCATTCTACGCACTAGATAATGATAAATTTTGGTTCACTGGTTCAATGTATCCTTTTGATTCACAAGGGCATATTGGCATATCGATTATGCCGGAGGGTTCAAGAGCAGAAACTCCGGAAGATTTTTTTAGTGGGTTGATGGATGATGACGTGGCAAGTGACAGATTAAAAAACAAGAAAAAGAAAGTTGATCTGAATGAGGTCTTTATTGATCTTGCTAACATTTTCGGCGGCGACAAAAATTCTGCTCATGGTAATACTATTCCATTCGTAGATGGGTTCCACCCAGCTCGCTGGGAATTCCATGGTGCTGGCAATTATTATCCCTATCTTAATGGGGAGCTGGTTCCAAGCAAAGAAATTTTGGTAAAGATTCTAGGAGAGTAATATGACACTTGACAGTGCTAGCGCGAAAATTGAAACTTATCAAAATCAGGACTTTGGTGTAGCAAGTGTCGACAAGAAAGTTGCTGAGGCCGCGCAAAAACTGAGCTCTAATGGAACAATCGCTGACTTCAATGGAGGTGTTGTCACTGACCCTTCTAAAGTCGACAGTTCTCTCATCGATGCTGTGTCAGAATTTCGAAATGAAGAAGTTCACCGCTCAGAGAACATCATTCCGCCCGAAGCACTTTATGGCGATCGTCCACCAACGATTGATCGCAAAGTCATTATCACGCAAAGCCCTAGTGTTTCAGGCGCTTTAGACACCGTGATCTTTGATGTGATGCCACGCATTGATGAAAGGGGTGGAGCAGATTATGAAGCTGTTCAGCCAACCCATCACCCTGGTGTAATTCAAAAATATCGATACAGCACCGCTCGCTCGTGGAGTATTAATGCAAAACTGATTTCCCGCACGAGAGATGAGGCGCGTCGAACGCTGCTCATTATGAACACTATTCGCTCTTGGCGCATGCCGTTTTTTGGTGAAGGCACTGCTAGCAGCATGCCTGATTTCCTTGGCGCACCACCGCCAATTTTGACGCTTAAAGCTTATGGTACCAATATGATTGGACCAGTGAAATGCGTCATGAAAGATTACAATTGGGCATATGACAACACAATCGATTACATTGAAGCTGATACCGGGGTAGCAGTGCCGGTGATTGTTGAAGTAAGTTTGTCTCTTGAAGAATCCTGGTCACCAGCGGAAACATCATCTTTCAGTATTACTGATTACAAACTTGGCAATATGCAGGATGCTTACAGGGGATTTAGCAAACCAGCGCAGCCGCCAGCTGGATCAGGACTCGCCAAGGAACAACAGGCAAATGATGTGGCGGCTGCTACAGTGTCAGGGGCTACACCACTTGCTAATTCTGAACCTCAAAACGCCTATGATGCTGCTACTATCCAAAAGCTTACTGACTTGACTAAGGCGCGAATCGCTGAAGGATCACTTGTTGATATGACGAGAGCAAAGGCAGATGGGGTACCTAGAACAATGCAAGATGCCATTAATTTTGGGAAGAACTTCAAATGAGCAACAGCAATAGTCTCTACAACGGATTTAGCCGTTATGTTCACGGTGGTGCGACAGAAACTGATGGAAATCGTATTGAATGGTGGGAGCGCGCAACATTCACCCAAGATGCATCAGACACAATCTATGTTGTTGAAAATTTCTATGAAGGGCGCCTTGACAATATCTCAGCGGTTTTCTATGGTGAACCTCGCTTCTGGTGGTTCTTGGCGCAGTACAACAACATTTTGGATCCAATTAGCGAGATTACTGCCGGTAGAATCCTCTACATTCCGTCCAAAGTTCGTCTAGAAAGTATTTTGATTGGTCGTAAGGGCGGTTTAGATTCGAAGCGTGAATTAACTCCAATTATTTCCCCAGTGGTTGTCTAAATGAAGATCAACGAAATCTTTGACAAAGCAAGTCAGGAATATATTAAACGGCAGCCATTTGTGCGGATACTAGCAGATGAAAAAGTTAAGGTGTCTGAAAAATATCAGCATGAAATGACAACATTAGGCATGGCGACCCTTGCCGATCTTTCAGCTATCTACACGCCGCGTGATCCATTCCATACTGGTAATTTTTGGGTATTTATCTTCATAATTCAGGGACATTTGGGCGAAACACCGATGAATTTTCACGATCTTTATGATGGTGATACAGATCTTGACATTCCCAAAAATTATCCTTGGCAAGCTAATAAGGAAACTCTGAAAAAAGCGTTGAAAGAACTGTTCGAAAAGTATAAAACGCACGGTCTTGAGTTTATTTCACCCACTTCTTCTGATGAGCGTATTCAAGTTGATAAGTTTGACATTTTGACGCATCTTACGACTTACGAAGCTGATGAAGCTGATGAAGAAACAGTCAGTTTTGATGACACATGGCGCCTATGGTTTAGAAAACCTGCTGACCAGATTGAAGAAGCAGTAGATACTACAGCATTCGTCAAACGAATTCAAGATGCTGGCACGACAGACATCGATGCGTTCAATGATTCAGAACTATGGGATGCAATCACGGAAGGTGAACGCATTGATCTTGAAACTGGATTTTGGTACCAGATGGATTTGTCGATGACGTTCTCTCAATTAAATATTGCAAGTCTCTATGATGGAAATAGAGAGGAGATGCGCAAACTGTTGAATAGAACAAAAGACCACGGCGGTGGATTCAGTCAAGACGCATGGGACCGCTTCACGTTCGTATTCTATCGCATGGTTGATAGATGGAAGAAAATGGGGCTGGTCAGCATGACACTGAAGGCAAAAAATCAGGATAGCCATTATGTTTTGCAGAGTAGCGACTACGCGGCCTACCTGCGCTGGCGAGGATTGGGGCTCTATCTCCTGAAAAGCATCAATACAAAAATGGGAATGGACATCAAGATTGTTCTAAGATTCCCACCACAAAAATGACAGACCAACATAACTACCCAAATCCACTAGATAATTTTAGGTCGTATTCCTATCACTTCACTTTGGTTGTTGGTAATACGACTGAGGCATATCGAAAACTTCTGACTCCTACTGAAAGTGGGTCTGTCTCATTTAGAGATATTGTTAGCCAAACGCGTCTAGGTGAAAAGATCAACGGGATGGATGCGTATGTGATACTTGACACGAAGCGATACTCGCATTTCACTGTTGACTCATTTGAATGCCATCATATTTTTGGAACGGGCAAGATTCAAAATCCGACTGTTCCATCAGTTGCCCATAAAATGCGAGTCACTGATACGACTGGACTTTCGTTTTTCAATTTCCTGATGGATATCATGAAGAACAAGTTGCAGTCAACTAGAGCGTCTGCATTCTTTCTATTATCTGTTGAGTTCGTTGGTCATCGTGACGACGGAACCACTAAAGTCATTGACAAATGCTTCATGAACATGTTCCTCCTTAATCTGGGGTTCAAGTTCGCGTCTTCGGGATCAGTGTTTGATTTGGAGTTCATTGAAGTAAGTGGGAATCCAGGTCAGCGTATTCCGTCAATTAATGATCTTGGCGGAACTCTGACCATCAGCACTGAGAAGAGGGCTAATACTGTTGGTGGAATGATTCAAGCACTTGAAGATTTCTTGAACATATCATCTCTTCAGTTCTACAACAAATATTCTAACGATGCGCTCAAGGGTTCAAAGGGTTCAAAGGACAAAAAGGTTGAGCGTGCAGGAAAATTAGTTCAATACATGATCACCATTCCTGAGGAATGGCAGAATTTTACACTTGACACCGCTGATAAATCAAAAAACATCGAGCAAGTGTTTGTTGCTAGGAAAAAAGAAAACGAGAAGAACGCTAAAAAACTAGAGCAAGACGCGATTGCTTCTGGAAAGAGTACTGAGGCGGCCGCAAAAGCGCGCGCAAGTTACCTGTCCCTTCATGACAATTTGTCTATCCAAGATGCGCTAAGCATGATTTTGGAATCATCTAAGGAATTTTTGGATCTGGCAAGCTTTGAGCGTCGACTCCAGGGTGAAGCTGTTCTCCACAAGACAGTTGCTGGGGTGACTAGCGATTCAAATACTTACGTCATCCATTTTGACGTCTATCCATATCGTGCGCCAAAAATAGAAGTAAAGGATGATCCACAGTATTCTGATGCGATGTCTCGTAGATTGAAATATCAAGTTGCTTCGCCAAAGAAAGCAGCAGCATCCCTGCCAGATGGGCGTCCACGAAATCTTATAACGTATGACTACCTGTTCACAGGTAGAAATAGTCAAATTCTAGATTTAGACATTCAATTTTCTCCAACTTCTGTAGTTGGTCTAGATAGAGATCTTGAGATTGGTGATAAGCGCTTTGCCAACATTAGTCAAGCTGGTGCATCTAGAAGTGAAATGGATAAACAGTCTTCTCCAACCACAGAAAAGACTCCGGATTTTAATCCCAACATTCGTCCTTCTGATCCTATCTTTTTTCCGATCAAATTGAAGGATGAGAAAACTAATCATGCTGGTGAGCGCACAGAAGAATTAAGTGGCGAACAAGCGCGAGCAGTTGTGCGTGCTAAAAGAGAGTACTCGGCGACGATGGCATTTTTGCATTTCACCGGATCTCTACAAACACAGCTGACTATTCGAGGCAATCCTAATCTCATTCGTAAGTATGGTGATGTTGTACTGCGTGGAGGTATTCCCCCACACCCATCGTCACTAATAAGTGCAAATGATTTGGAGATGTTTACCACTACTCTTTCGGCCGCACCTGACATTGAAAAATATTTCAAGAATAGGATGTCAACACGGTTCCAGTCAGCTAAATTGGAGTATTTCAACAAATATGTTAAACCCAAACATGACGATGAGATGCGAAAATCTGCTGATGACCCGCTTCTAGACGGCTCTGATGTCGCAACTTGTCCAGTGTTTGTGAAAATAAATATCAAGGCTCCAAACTTTGATCTAGCTGGAAATGTCATTGATCCAAAAGAAATGTATACCCAGAAGTTTTTCTATCAGGGCTACTACATGATTTTGGCAATGACAACATCGTTTGAGAATGGAACCTTCAAGCATGTACTGTCGCTCGTCCCAGTGGATTATGATGGATCATTCTCGAATGCGACGACAACAGCACCGACTGAGCCAATCAAGAAAAAAGAAGACGTGCCTCCGTCCACACCCCGCGCTGACCCACCACCTATTCCGCCGGGGCGCACTGTCACTGAGAATGGAGGCGGGGCTGCATTTGTTGGTCCAAGTACTGGTTTCCGCCGTGGACCAAATCGTGGCGTAGGAAGAGTATAAAATATGGAATTAGTTCCGTTCATTTATGAAGGTCAGGTCATTTTTACAGATGATCCTGACCAGATGGGTCGCGTCAAGGTATGGATTCCAGCAATTGATGGAGATTCATTTGACGGAGATATGCTACCATGGGCTGAGTACGCTTCACCATTGGCCGGATTCACGGTTGAATTTCCAGCTGGCGGCGAAAACGTAGAAAATAGTTCACACACCTCCTATGGTTTTTGGGCTATCCCAAAAATGGGGGCTACTGTATTATGCTTCTTCCTAGGTGGTGATTCACGTCGTCGATACTATTTCGCGTCAACATTCCGCCTTCATAGAAACCGCTCTTTGCCGTTAGGCAGAAACGTTGACCCTAGGGGTCAACCAGGTCCATGGGGTGACGCAGGTTCAGAGGATGGAATGTCATTGAATAGAATTGAACCAGCGTACACCAATCTTCGTGAGCAGTTTCAGAACAAGATGACAGAACCTGAAACGCTGACACGAGGTCTATATGAACGTCAAGTCGCGCAACAGCAATTTGACAAGGATGGACAAGAAGGTTATTCGCGTACACCAGTAAGAAATGAATCCTACCTTGATTCCCAAACCTACTGTTGGGTAACTCCAGGCCGGCATTCAATCATTTTCCAGGATGATCCTCGCTGGTCACGCGCTCGTATTCGCACTGCAAGCGGTCACCAAATGATCATGGATGATGCGAATGAACGCATTTATGTCAGCACTGACAAGGGTAAATCATGGCTTGAAATGGATAGCGACGGCCATGTTCACGTCTACAGCGCATCATCGTTCAGCGTTACTGCAGATCAGGATATCAACTTCACTGCTGGGCGAAAGATCAACATGGACGCTGTTAAGGGAGTGAACATCAATGCTGCTGACGGTGACATCAACATCACGACAGGAAAATCTCTCCACTTGAAAGTTAACAAGGATATGTTCACGTCGGTTTGCGGGAACTTTCACCAGGTCATTGAAGGCAACGCGTTGCTGCTGGGAGAAAAGAACCTTGATATTAGCGTGAAGCAGGATGTTACGGTAAATAGCAATCGTGAGTTGGATTTGAAATCTGCAAAGGGCATGAAGCTACAGGGATCTCGTATCGATTTGAATGGACCTGCCGCAAGAACAGCCCAGCCTGCACAATGCGGAAACAAAGCTGAGACTCCGCCTATTGTTCCTGATCATGAACCATGGTCTAGACCTATTTCTAGAAAGACGCGTGGCCCAAACTGGAAAAAGTAATGAAAGTATCTAACCTATTTGAACATGATTGGGATGATGACTATAGTTATGCTGACGCCAAGGCTGATGAATATTGGGACAGGATTGATAGTTTAACTAGTCGCTTGCGTGACGATGTCTGGAATGTTCTAGCTGATGTAAACATTCCAGAAGACTATGTGTTGAAGTGGTATGTGGACTTCAATGTGGATGAATGGACTGTTGACATCTGGAGAGAGCCAGCCATGGACGGCGGGATTGCTGTTGAAGCAGATAGGAAGGAATTTAACGCAACGCACCCAGAAGACTACGTTGGTGTCTCATATCAAATTGACACTGAGTATGAAGAAATTCCACGTTTTGACGTGTCGGCCAAAACCATTGCTCGTGATCTTGAAATTCATGTGATGGATCTAAGCAACTTGATAGATGATCCAGAAGCTGAAATCGAAATCAAGAATGCGCAAAAGAAAGCTCTTAAGGACCGCAAAGTTTCCGAGGCGCAATTTTTTGATGCTGAAGAACGCGAAAATATATTCAACAACTGGGTCGAGCACTCATTGAAGCCGCTTCTCACCAGGAAGTGGAACTTAGAGTATGGAATTTATTCACCGCGAAATACCCGCTTTACAAGTGTTTGCGCGCTAGTAGCACATCGAGTCGCCAATGGGAACGGTGGAAAGCTTATCAAGATGTCTCTTGAACGAGTTGAGCAAGTCGTTGATGATCCAACTGGTCGATTCATACTTCAAATGATGAATCAAACTGGGACTATGCCGGCTATGCAGGAAGATCCGGCCGAAGTGCTTCGCCTATTGAACATCATCCCTATTGACTTCAGCTCACTTGTTGATGATCCTGACGCAGAAAATGCGTTAAGAAAACATCAGCAGGATTACGAAAATTAATCCTGTCATTTCCCGATAAATAAGGGATGGCAAGAATTTATCGTGGATTTTCAACGGCAGATTGGAGGCAGCGCAAAACTACCTCTCTGTCTAACATTGACCTGGTGAAGCGCGACCTGCTGAATCACATCTACACTGTCAAGGGTGAGCGAGTAATGATGCCGAATTTTGGCACCAGAATACCCATTCTGACATTTGAACCCAATGATACTGAGACGGTGAAAATCATTGAGACGGACATTCGCGAGGTTTGCAACTATGATCCGCGCGTCAAACTCATAGATTTGAAAGTGCTCAGTCTTCCTGACAACAACGCAATCATCGCCCTCGCGGATCTACTCTATATTGAGTTTAACGTTCGCGACGTTCTACATATTGAGGTGAAGTCTCGATGAGATTTAAAGAATTCCTTCTTGAAGCTAGAAAGAAAGCTACTAGACATCTCTCACCCGAGCAGCGTAGAGCTATCGACATTGTCTCTGAGAAAGTTAAGAAAATTGCTGACGCAACTAACTGGCTTCGCGTTAACCACTCAGATAATGAAAACGGTACTTATGACTACAAACACCACATGTCTACAGGCCTTAGTGGTGATGGTGTCTACTATTCTATTTCAATTTCTGGAAAGTACCTTCCCCTAGACTACTCGATGGATTTATCAGATCTGTATGATGGCGATGACGCTGAAGACATTAAAGCCGCGCAAAAGGCAAAGACAAAGCGCATGACCATGGACGAACGTCGCGCTATAAATGATAAATCCAAGCGCATTATCACAGCATTCCTCCGTACTCTCGTGAAGGAAGATCTAGATATCATGACGCTAAAGTCTGTTTCCTACTACACGGGAGCTGTAGGCGGTCATGCAACCAACATTACCGTCACTCCTCAGGCAGCAATTGATCATTTCAAAGAGTATCACGAGGACAGTGTCTACTACGCTCCTAAAATTACTCTTAACTTTGAGTTCGTAAAATGACTATCCGCAATACATATAGTTCCGAGTCCTGGGACAAGGTTTATAACGCGTTCCAACAGATAAATTTCACTGCGTATGACTACGATACTGTCAAGGAATCTCTTCTTCAGTACCTGAAAATCTATCATGCTGAAGACTTCAATGACTTCATCGAGTCTGGAGAGCTTATTGCTATCCTCGAGATGTTTGCGTATGTGGCGGAGTTGCTAGCATATCGTGTTGACGTGATGTCGCATGAGAACTTCATGCCCACTGCCCAGCGTAAGCAGTCAATTTTGAAGCTTGCACGACTCATTTCATATCGTGCATCTAGAAATATTCCAGCTCGTGGTCTTGTGAAGATCACAACTGTTCGCACGTCCGAGCAGATCTTTGATTCGCTAGGTAATGATTTGGCGAACGTGACAGTGACGTGGAATGATCCAAACAACTCGAATTGGAAGGAACAATTTTTCCTCGTCATGAACAAGGTCATGACATCACGCTTTGGCCAACCACAGAAGTCATTCCAAATTGGCGATGTCATGATGCAGGTTTATAGCCTGAACAACAGTGTTGGTGGCTTCAAGAATGGTGTTTTCGCATTTACAGCGGGTGGTCAAGGTGAGAGCTTCCCGATGGAAGTTGTGCCAGTTGATGTTGACGAAAATGGTCCCTTCGAGCGTAACCCAGATTTAAATGCTCAGCTATCAATTGCTTATGCATCTGACGGTCGTGGTGATGGGTCTGATTACACTGGCTTCTTGATGTTTGTAAAGCAGGGAACACTCATTCGTACCGACTATACGATCGAAGAAGCAATTAAGAATCGTAGAATTGAACTTGACCTCACCAATGTGAATGACACTGACGTGTGGGTCTATCGTATTGAGAACGACACGATTTCTGAAAACTGGAAACGTGTGGAGACGATCAATGAGCAGAACCTGCAGTTCAACAACGACAATTCCACGCGAAAGAAATTTGAAATCGAGACGCTAGAGAACGATCGTGTTGCGCTTCTCTTCGGTGATGGTGATTTCAGTGACGCTCCAGTTGGCGACTTCCAACTTTGGGCCCGTGTCTCTGCAAACGAGACAATCAATATTGCCAAGAATCAGGTTCAAAATGCGCGAATGAGCTTCACATACGTGAACCAGATCGGTGCATCTCAATCTGCTTCTCTCACGTTCTCTCTAACTTCAGCGCTTCAGAATAACGCAGCATCTGAAGACATCGAGCATATTCGCCAGGCGGCCCCTGCGACCTATTACGGTCAGAACCGCATGGTGAATGGTCAAGACTACAACACTTACATGTTGAAAGATCAGTCGATCTTGAAGCTCAAGACTGTCAATAGAACATTTGCTGGTCAGCCAAAATACATTGAATGGAATGACTCTTCACGAAAGTATGAAAACGTCAAGCTGTTTGGTGATGATCTCAAGATGTTTTATGACATTCATGTCAATAACGTCACGTCTACATCATCTGCGCGCTCACTGATTGATTCGTATCTTGAGCCATTGCTGACAAAGACAGGTGTCTTTAACATGATTAACTATGTGTCTGCTTCACACCCAGATGCATACGGCATCATGAGCTTCCCACGCAGGGCGTTCATTGAAGACAATCGCTCCTTAAAGACGGATGGCACTCCACGATTTGTGAATGGTATTGATGGTGGCAATGCTAACCCATACGGTGACTTGGTAACTAACTCAAGTCCAATGGTTGACGGTTCCTTAAAAGAAAAGACCGCAATTCAGGGTGCGCTAGACCGCCATTGGTATGGTGAACCAAAATCATTCGTGACGTTGAATGGTGCACGCCACGGTGTCATTGATGATCCAACCACATCCACGTCAACGAATGACGGTAAGCTCTATGATGAGAGTCTTCGTCGTACTATTGACGGCGTAAACACATGGCCACCTGGTGACACGGGATCAGGCCTTCAATCTATCGCGAATGAGCCATATTTTGGTCTCAAGTGGAATAGATTCCTTAAGTGCGTTGGTTCTCCTGACATCAATCTTATCTCTTCATTCCCTAACGGTTTGCCGGAGTACAAAGACCGTGTTGAGGTCTTCACTTTAGAAGTTCAAACTGACAAGACGACTGTAAGCGTTGTGAGCAACTTGCGCGGGTCCCTGCCAAGCGCTCGTGTTGGTGTCCAATACAGCTCAATGGTTTCTGATCCACCAATTGACTTCCTAATCCCTGCTGCAGATGAGGAAGCTGGTGAGGTACCATTCGAACAAGGCGATGCGTTCATTGTTGAAGTATATTGGACTGGTCTAGCACACAAGCTTGACGATCCAGAATGGAGAAGCGACAGCAGTTCCTTTGCTGGTTATACATGGGTTAACCGCCTTCGCGAATTCAATGGTGAGACAAAGATTAATCTGAATGGTTACTTTGAGATCATCTCTCACGATGCTATTAGTGTTGACCCATTTGATCAAGCATCTTGGTCTACTCAACACTACCGCTTTGACCCGTCTGATGACGCAAACGCTTGGATCTTTCTAATCAAGAGAACTGATGATAGTTTTGGTAATCCTCTAGAATACACTATCTATTATCGTGAAATGCGTCTCATTGTTGAAAGTGCGACGACAAAGTTCTGGTATAACCAATCCTCCCAGATCATTGATCCTGAGACCAAGAAGACTGTGTATGACAAGATCCGTATCCTTCGATCGAATCTTGATTCTGATGGCCGTCCACTCCGTCACAACCACGTATACGACGTTGTTGGAAGCATCTATGACAATGACGGAAATGTTGTCACATCACAACTCGAGGTTCTGCCAGCTAATAGCTTAGCGTACACAATTTCTGGTACCGGCGTCATTGACAACATGCTTCAGTACGAGCACTTCTCGGCTGATTCGTTTGAATTTGGAATTGTTGAAAATGGCTCAACGACGTGGCTCCCATGTGGCTCATACATCTACACAGGTGGATACGACATTGACCCATTTGACACGATCAGATTTGACACAGGCCGCCTCATTATTCTTAGCGGTCCTTACGCTGGTTTAGATTTCGAGTTTTCAGCAGGTCAGTTCTTCACTGAGACTGGAGCCAATCCAGATGGAAAGGTTCTTGTTCGTCGCCGCAGCATGCCAATCATTTCTCACCCAGATGGTACGTGCAGCGCTGACACTGGGCTAGACTTCATGTGGCAGCATTTCTCTCCCGTCACAAACTTGATTGATCCGTCTGTGACTAACATTCATGATGCGTTCATTCTATCTCGCGGTTACTACCAGAATATGAATGATTACATTCGTGGTGTTATTAGCGTTGAGCCAACGCCGCCAACGCCGCTTGAGCTTCGCACCTCATATGCAGAACTCTTGAAGAACAAGATGCTTTCAGATACTCTCGTTCTGCACTCTGGAAAAATCAAGCTCTTGTTTGGTGCATTGGCTGATCCGCAGTTGCGCGCCAAGTTTAGAATTGTGAAGGCCCAAGGTGCCACGTTCTCTGACGAACGAATCAAGGCTGAAGTGATTGCTGTCATCAACTCCTACTTCAACATTGCTAACTGGGATTTTGGTGACAAGTTCTATGCAACAGAACTAATCAGCCTAATTCATCAACGACTGCCAACTCAGATTGCTTCTGTAGTTCCTGTCCCAACATATTCTGTCAACTCCTTTGGCTCACTCTTCACTGTCGATTCCGGCTTTGATGAAGTTCTGCAATCTTGTGCGACGGTTAATGATGTCGAAATCGTGGCTGCTCTTACCCCAACAGTGCTTAGACAAATGAAGTAAAACATGGCTACTCTCACTCCAGCCGGAATATTCGCATATGGAACTGGAATTCTGCACAGACAGCAGGATGTAAGGGACAAGGATCCACGACTTGTTCCAAAGGTGAATGTTTATGTTGAGGAACAGGGTAGCCATACTAGCATTCAAATCGAGGTGTATCAGATCTTCACGACTCACTATGATTATGAATGGTGCTCAGAAGATTTTTAAAATAGGTCAATATCAAGATTGACTACCTGGGATAAATATCTCATTCCCGTGATGAGATTCCAGAATGTCAAAACAAAAGATCGACCTTGTTAATTACGTTCCCCTTGAACTTAGGAACGAAAGAAGCACAAGCCTTTTATCCAACCTCTTCAACCGTTTTCTGGCAGAGGAACAGAGCGTCGTCATAAACGGCCAGATTGGTAAGATCACCGATACTTCTGCCGCGGTAATTGACTCACCTAATCTTGATAGAGAACAGAACGCACTGGTCCCCGCGCTCTATGTTAAGACAGGTACTGAGGAAAAAGCGTTCACATTTGACGACCTTATCGCCAAAATGGACGCGCTTGGTATTGACACCACGAAACTAAATGAGATTCTGCTGGAGCAATCTCTAAATTACGCGCCACCAATTAATTTTGATAAGTTTGTAAATTACTCAAACTACTTCTGGTATGGCAAGGCGCTGAAGAACAAGCCAGTACTGCCTTGGAACCCTGACATTGATCCAGAATATTACGTCCAGCAGTTCCCAAAGTCAACAAGCACTCAGAAACTACCAGTCAGATTAGTAGCTGATCGTGACCTTCGCATGTATGGTAAGGACCGCCCACCTGAAACTGTGGAGGTTCTCTTCACAAGTCCTACCACGGTTGTTATTTCTGGAAATCAAGGAACATTGTACTCCCAAACAGTTCCAGGGGATTCAACAAATACTGGTGCCCTCACTCTAGCAAATACTGGTGCAGGTGATGCAAACACATTCTATGTCAGCGCGCCTAGTCTGCAAAATGGCGCGTCAGGTGGCCATGGAATGGGTGACAGTGGGGATTCTGATCTGCTATTCTCGTTTACCATTACTATTGGATCTGTTGCCTTCAGTGCTGGTGACAAATTCCAAATTGACATCACGTACGTGACAGGTGGAAACTCTGTTCGATTCATCCCAGCAACGTCAGGAGTTGGAAAAGGATTCCTATCTAATATTTCCCCTGATGCAACTATGATGCTCGTTGATGGTGTGCGCGTACAACTTGGTGATGCAGTGTTGTTGACGGCTCAAACAAATCCGGCTGAGAATGGCGTGTACATTGTAGATACGAGCAAGTGGCAACGAGCTCCTAATTTCAATAGTGCGCAGAACTGGCCACTTCTATCGCGCGTGTATGTCACAGACGGCGACACCTACAGCGGGTCGACATGGGAATTACAGAACCGTTTCGCTGAAGGTGCATTCAATTTTGATGGACCTGCGACTCCGTGGCACACCTATGCGTCTAGTAAAATTGTCAATATGGATTTTGAGAGCGGATACCTTGACACTGGCGCGGCAGATTCTGTCTGGACAACTGGTGGAACTGGTGTATCAGTATCTTCAACAAGTCCACTTGCTGGAACACAATCCCTCCATATCGCTAATACTACATCGTATTTGGAGACGGCGGCCACAAGTACCAATATGCTTCCCGCGCATGACGATTGGAAAATCAAATTGCGTGCAAACTGGACAAACAGTGCAGGTAAAAGCATTCTGTCCAATATGGACCCAGGACAAACTGGGGTAGGATCACAGTTCCTTCTCTATTACAGCCAAGCGTTAGGCGGTGGCAACACAACCAACGGTTTGTTCTTCTACTTGGCAAATGGCACCACATTCCCTATTCTCTTTTCGTTTGGCTTACTACCACAAGGTGTAACTTACGATATCGAGGTTGAACGAATTGGCAACACGATCATAGGCCGTATAAACGGCACTCAAGTAGTAAGCGCGCCATTTACTGGAAATATCCCACAACCATCTGGGCGTAAAATTCGCATTGGTCTTAGTGAAAATACTAACCAAGGTGCGACGATGTATTTCGACTCATTCGAGATTTGGAAATCAACTTCAACCGTATCAGACGTTCCAGTTACCCCGTCTGAATATCTGTATGAGCTGGGTACCAGTGACCACTACCATCACGTAAATCTTTCATTATCGCAATGGAATGATTTAAAGTCTGGCGCCCTTTCAACCATCACGCTCACATCAACTGTTGATGATGTCCATTCACATAACGTCACGTTTGAATGGGACGATACTCTTGGGGAAGCCATTATTACAGGAATTTCCAGCAATCATAGTGGAAACCTAGCACACACTGGCATACTTGGAAAATCAGGTTTGTTAGATCTTAACCTCGTTGGTTATTTCTTGAATCCTGAATTCACTGATTGGCAGAGGTATAATTTCTGGGCCCATAAGAATGACATTGACCCAGCAATCTTAGATGACTGTGTTCAGGCAGCACGCCCCATCATAGAGTATTTGTCTGATCTTCAGCTAAATGGTTGGGTCGATCAGAATAATAATCCTGCTGAAGAAGAGATTGGGAATGGATTTGGGTATCGTCAAGAAAAGGTTAGGTTCAATCAGATTCCACAATTTGATCTTTTCTATTATGATGGAACCCATGCAGGCGTGACATCAGGGATCTTTTTCTATGCTGAGGATCCAGACTTTACTGTCGATCCAATTATCAGCCGTCGCCTAAAAACCACCGTGAACAGTGATTACGTGCTTGGACTGGGTATCAAGGACGAGGATGATAGACTGCTGTTCTGGAAAGAAAATGATGTCTTGAAAACCATCTGGGCTGCGACGCAGGTGTGATTTTTTAAGATTCTGAATGGAGATAAATAAGGGTAGCACTTTTTGCTACCCTATCTCTTTTCGGAGTTCACTCGGTGGTTTCCACATTCATTAGCTTCATTGGCTCTAACGAAAATTTAAAAGACGCACTCGCTGTCACCGCTAAAACATACGCTGACACCCAGGTTTGGACTCTGACTGCAATAACTCCAACAACCTTCAGTGTTCTTGGAAGCAGAAGCGGGGCAGTTGGCACACTAGTTGTAGGAACTGCATTTGAGTGTGACGATGCCACGTTCACTATCGCTAGCGGGACATTTGTTGTTGGCGACAAATTCACAGTCAATATCCATAACGCCACGATGCCGCGCTATGTGAAAAAGGATGAACTTGGAAAGCTAGTGAATTTCCCAGGTGGTGCTGCAGCAGATACTTCAGGCGAAGGCACATGGTTAACTCCTCGACGAATGTTTGAGAACCTGCCAAAAACACTTGATGCTGAATCTAGCTATGGCAACCTTATCGACCATTTTAGAAGTGTTATCAAGAGTCAGGATGGTTTTGAAGGCTCATCGTTTGGTGTCAACAACTTTAGAAATTTAGATCCAGATTATGGGTTTGGCGGTGCTATTCGTGAATACAATGGCAACTTCCCGCTCTTAGTCAGCATGCTCATTCAGAAGGACATCTCTCCACTGAGCATTATTGATTTTGGTGAGTATCAATATAGACTTGCAATCTCTAGCGTTGATCAATTCCTAAACAACGAGCTCGCGAATTTCATTTCAACTACACCACTCACGTTGAGTACTATTAGCTCGACGAACGCTGGAATTCAGTCACTGCTAGCAAAATTCGAAGAAGTGCGTGCTAGTGATGAACACTTGCGTCAAGTGTTTAGTGACACCACTGCAAATGTCAAGTATTGGCCAGTCACTCTTCCTATGATGAGTGTTGTCGCCGCTGTCGAACCAACTATTGCATTCGACCACATTCTAGGTATAGACATGATCGTCCACCATGATGGTCATCATTCACCTGTGCTGGGTGTCGAACTTGATTTCAACAGGAATCTAGTCAATACGATCGTCACACGGTTTGATGGTGTGAAAGTTGGGGGCTTCATTTCTGAGGGCATGCCATCACTGCCATACAAGAACCAGTTGTGGATGCAGGTATCGACGGGTCAACTTCGCGCGTTTGTTGTCACGCATGAAGGGTCAACAACCCCAACAGGAGCTCCTGGCGAGACCTGGTACAATCGCTCTACGAATACTCTCTATCAATGGGATGCTTCAAGTAATGAGTGGGTAATTTCGTCGTCTGGCATTTCTAGTGCATGGTCGATTGTCACTCCATCTATCATTAGAACAAGTTTGATTTTGGCTATCGAAGAGAAGCTCTTTGCTGGGATTCACCCTGCTATGTCAGTGAAGATTGATACAAGCATGTATGAAGCTGACAAGGAAGTTG